TTACCAACAAAGCTGTGTAAACCTGTTCCACTGAGCCTCCTTGCTGTATCGGCTCTTGATCATCTTATTGCCGGCTACCGCGATTTCCCTCAATCCGGCTTGGTCGGCGAGTAGAGATCGAATTGACGCCACAGCCGACTGCGCATTATCGTAGGCCACAATGGTTGTGCCGTCGATCATTCCATCAGGGTAGTTGCCCGCGTCGGAGATCATCAGAGCTCCGCAGCCCAGCGCTTCCCAGCAGCGCATATTCCCTCGATCGGAGCCAGCCATGTCGACAGCTCCGTTCAGAACGATTTTTGCTTGCGATATTGCTCGGTATAGGTCGCGCCCAAAAACGGGCTGACCGGAAACTGCGCGAATGCCCTTAGGCCGCCGATGTGCATTTAGAGGCAAGAGCCCCCCTAAAGGGACTTCAGCTAACCGCGTAAGGCGGGACCGGTCCAAATGGTAGACGACCCGAAAATCCTTACGAAGCTCGGAGACCGCCTCCAGGATCTCGGCGCGTTTGCGGTGGTGGCGGCTATAGCCTCCAACGAACAAGACATCGGTCGGCCGGTTGCCATTGTCAGCATATCCATCCATCTCCGGATCATGCCCCGGAGCGAAGTATTCTGCGCACCACCCTCGATCTCTATAGCTTTGCAGGATAGTCGGAAAATTGCAGACAAGGAGATCATAAGCTCCGAAATCCGCATTGCCCGATGGCGCTGCTCGCCAAGCGATCGACCTCTTTACAGTCCCTGGCAACTTCTTGATGAAGTCGTTGCCGTAGCGGACAGGGTCGAGATTGTAAAAGACCTCCGTGCGGTGGTGCTCGATCTGACTGAGCAGCACCTGCTCCGGCGTCGTGTTGGCCGCAAGGCCGTGTTCTGTTGCCCAAAAGCGCTGAGTTATGACGTCATCGCCAGTCGTGAAGAATGCGTCAGCATCTCCGTCGATGACAGGTTTCAGCAGATGGCACGCCCCGAAGGAATCCGAAAGAAAAACCTGAAGTCTCTCAGAAAAAGAACTTGCTGATGACGCCAGCTTATTGAGTCTCCTCACATATGCGGGGTATAGGCCGAAGTTCTGAAATACGCGCATTTTTGTACCGATCCATGACTTACAGCAAAGCCGCGTATCACCAAAACCGGCCTTTGGCGATAATGATCTTCGAAGCAGGATGACGAGGGCGAAAGAGTGTTTGCCAATCTAATTTTGACGGCAAGAGAACGACTGCTTGCGGGACTTGCAACATCGGCCGCCAAGCGTGACGCATTGATCGCCGCCTCCACAAAACTTGGCTCCGAAGGAAGAGTCATCAATATTCGAAACGACAAGAACGCGGTCAAAGTCGGCCCCAACGGCATGATCCGTGGTGAATTGCTGACTTTCGGCTTCGGCGGCAGGATCGAGATAGGCGACTGGTTTTATCTCGGCCCACAATCCACGATATGGTCCGCCAGCGAGATCGTCATTGGCGACAGGGTACTCATCTCACACTCAGTTGCGATCCACGACAGTGACAGCCACCCTACCGATCCCCAGTTGCGTTTCGAACAGACGAGACAGATTCTCACCTCTGGACACCCCCGCAAAAACCCAGGCGTGAAAACGAAGCCTGTCCTCATCGGAAACGATGTGTGGATTGGCATGGGCGCCATAATTTTGAAGGGCGTGACAATCGGCGACCGCGCCATTATTGGTGCGCGAGCAATCGTCAAGACAAACGTCCCAGCTGATGGCTTTGTGCCATCCCCCACCAGCGAGCCAAATGTATGAAGAACCGCCTCCGCCGCAAGTTTCGAGATTTCATGTTTCAGACGCGACGGCTCGTTGGCCTAGAAAAACTGCTCATCATGCAGGGTGAAACTCGCGCGCATCAGATCGCACAACTGGGCGCCCTAGATACGCTGGCTGATGCCGAGTTTTCGGTCTTCTCGCAGTGGGGCGAAGATGGGATCATCTCCTGGCTAATCGATACCATCAAGCCCTCGTCAACCACGTTCGTCGAGTTCGGTGTCGAAGATTACCGAGAGAGCAACACCCGATACTTGCTCGCTTCTCGATATTGGTCCGGGCTCATCATCGATGGTTCAGAAGCAAACATCGCTTCGATCCGCTCCGATGACGTCGCTTACAAATACGATCTGCAGGCACGCGCGGCATTTATCGACCGAGACAATATCGAAAGCCTTATCGCTTCGGCTGACTTCATTGGAGACCTCGGCATCCTCAGCGTTGACATAGATGGTGTTGACTATTGGGTGCTTGAAAGGATCCCTCAGAGAGCTGCGATCGTGATTGTCGAATACAATCAGGGCTTCGGCGACGCTCCGCTGAGCGTGCCATATGACCCATCGTTTATCCGGCTGAACAAGCACTATTCCGGCATGTATTGGGGCGCTTCTCTGGCTGCCTTCAAGCATCTGCTCGAAGGCAAAGGATACGAATTTGTAGGAACCAATCGAGCCGGCACCAATGCGTTCTTCATTGATGCGGCTTATTCCGACAAACTGTCTGGCAAGCTGGATCGCCGCCACGAATGGCCCTGCCGCATGCGGGAAGTCCGCAATCCGGACGGCAGCCTCGCCTTCAAAACATATAGCGAGGCTAAAAATTTGTTGAATGGCCTACCGGTCGTAAACGTGACCACGGGCGAAACTGTCACTCTGTAGACGTCGTCTGATCACCGCCCCACCCGCCCACGTCTTCTTCCAGGCTACTGGCAACGATTTCTAAGATGCGGTGTAAAATCGGCTTCAGCGCATCGACGTCGCGCGCCTGCTCAATTTCCTTCCGCAGCTGCAAGACAGTCGCCCTCTGTTGTTCAAGCGTTTGCATCTTGTCTCTACATCTTCTCTCGACCGCAGCCATCAATACCGACGCTATAAATCAATTTCGGTCCGCTGCGCGTGGTGCCTCAAGCCGGAATTTCTCTTCTCGCGCGGCGGCCCTGGCTCGCAGAGGCTGCATGAGGGACATTTCAACTGCCATTAGCAACCATACAAGCCCGTTTTTCAAGGAAACCTCACCTCGGCACATTTTTGCGAGACCGTCCCTACCGTCTCTGAGCGCGAAAGGCAATTGACCAGATCTTATGAAGATGATGGCGGGAGAGACAAGTCGAAGAACAGGGCACTGTCCTCCTCGTCTCGCAGCCCCTTATAGGACGCGTGGCGGAGCTTTCCGTCATGCGTCCAGGCTCGATATTCGATCTCGGCAACCAGCTTCGGCTTGATCCAGATCAGGTTCTTGCGTCCGCCGGAATATTTGACGGTCGGCTTGGTCGCCTTGATCTTGTCCATCATTGCACGAAGCTTCATCGCCTCGTCTGCCTTGAAGCCGGTGCCGACCGATCCAACGTAAACCAGCTCGCCACCCTTTCGAGCAGCCAGGAGGAGCGCGCCGATATTTCCGAACGCCGAGCTGGCGCGCTGATAGCCGACAATCGCGAAGCCATCACTCTGGATGCATTTGATCTTCAGCCATTCGCCGCCACGGCCGCTCCGATAGGTGCTGTTGCGGTCTTTTGCAATTATTCCTTCCAACCCATGCTCGCAGGCAATGCGCAGCAGCGTCTCGCCATCGGCCTCGATCTCCTCGGACAAGCGGATGGCCTCTTCCCCGCCTACCGGCACTAGTCCCTCGAGGAGATGGCGCCGGGCAGTCAGTTCCGTTCCGGTGAGGTCATGGCCGTCGAAATAGAGAAGGTCGAATGCCATCATGACCGCCTCCCGCGACGTCCTCTTTCCGCCACGGCCGCCGAGCGACTGCTGCAGCATGCCGAAATCCGAACGGCCCTGCTCATCGAACACGACGGCTTCACCATCGAGTATCGCCGTGGCGACTGGCAGACGCCTTGCCTCGGCCGCAATTGCGGGAAAGCGATCGGTCCAGTCATGGCCGCCGCGCGTCAGGATCCGGACGCTCGACGGCTCGATATGGATCGCCAGGCGATAACCATCCCATTTCACCTCGAAAGCCCATTGCCGCCCTTTCGGCGGCTTCGGCTTGGGCAGCGCGAGGCACGGATCGATACGCGCCGGCATAGGATCGAGGGTGAGCTGCGGCTGCGCAGGATCACGCCGGCGGCGCGGGCGGCCGCGCAGCTGGGCGGTGGCGTCACCGAGCAGCGGCTGCGAGGGCTTGCGAGGCGGCTTTGTCATGCCTGCAGTTCATCAGCCAGGTCTTAAAAAGCAATTGACCAAGAATGATTATTGACTCGTCAGCCAATGAGAACATATTGAGAACTCAGCTCGGGCGGAGCAATCAACAACACGTGCGGCGGAAAGGACCTCGCGAGAGGAGGATGACGCATGGCCGAAACGATCGGCGAGGCAATGGATGCAGGATGGGATATCAGTGCGCGCTGCGCCTGGGGAAGGCGCGAGGGTTTGAAGAGCGTTCGCGAATGCAACTGGCGGCACTCGATCGACCTTCTCACCCTGGTGGCGACGCGGGGGCGCGATTTTCCGCTCGCAAGGCTGTCTGAGCGCATGCGCTGCCCGGTCTGCGGCAGTCGCAGGATCGCCATCGCCTATCTGCCGAAGCCTCAGCCCCGCATCATGACGATGCGAAGGAGCACGCCATGACGGGGAGGTTTCAGGCCATGGACTGGTCGCCGGGATATACGAACGTCACGCCGGCGCACGTGACCGTCATGGCGGAATGCACCGCCTGCGGTCAGCGGCGTGAGTTTTTCACGCAGAGCCTGCCGGCCTCCCTCCGCCACGCCCTTGTCCAGGACGTCGAGAAGCGCCTGAAATGCGCATCCTGCGGAGCGAAGGCGGGGAAACTGAGCTTTGGGTATCACGTAGCCGAGAAGGAAACGAAATGAGCGACACGGACAGGCCGGCGCCGGCGAGCGCGCCGGAACTATACGTCCACTATTGCGAGGTCGAAGGCTGCGTAAAATGGGGAAGCCTCGGCAACAGCCCGTCAAAGCTGGTGCCGGTGCGCTGGTGGTGCGCTGAGCACTTCCCGGAGGCGTTCCAGATCAACCGGCCGCTGAAGTGGCCGTGATCATGGAGTCAACGAGATCGCGATCGTCACACCGGACACGAGCCCGGCAATGAAAAAGGCAATCCCGATAAGGAACCGGCTCTTGGCTGGAATGTGACCGTTCTTGGCATCTGGGGCAATCAGGAACATGAGACAGGCCCAGGCCAGCATCCAGACAATGAACGAGCCGACCGGCGATTCCACAAGAGCCTGCGGCCTGTCGTAAGCGTCGAGGGTGATGGCATAGATCCGGTGCGTCCACAGGATCGCCAGCGTCGACCAGATCGCGACAATGAGAAAATCCGGGCCTTCCCGGCCATCCCTCAAAGATCGGCCGGCGTCCCGGGTATAACGGATAAGGCCGGCAGTCGTGGCGCCAAGCACGAGGTCGGAAGAGATTTCGACCATCTGATCATGCGAGAGGAAGAAGTCGAATAGCCAATAGGCCGAGGCTGCGCCGACTGCAGACCATGCTGCGATGCTCGATTTCAGCCGCTTCATCGCTTCTTTCCTTCTCTCATGCCATTCAATGTGACGACCGCCAGTTGATGGACGCGATCGCGCCGGCGGCCGAACGTTATGATTGTCTGGGCAAGCTCCTGCTGAAGGTCCAGCTTCTCCCGCTCGATCGCAGGGTCGATGTTCCCGCTCAGGGCCTGCCGCGGCCGCTTGATCCAGGTAGGCAGCTTCATTCGCCCCTCCTCCTGCCGTTGATTTGCGCCATGGCAAGCGGCAGGATCACGTCCATCGTGTCGGTGAATTTTTGCGCCAGCGGCGTCACGAGCTTCAGCGTCGCGATGTGCTCGGTCTGCGCCTTCTCCAGCGCGGCGTCATAAGCCTTGCGGTCCTGGGCTCGGCCGTACCGCTCGTACAGATAGAGGCCAAGAAAAATGAGGGTGGTGGCGGCGAAGACGCCGCCGTTCTGCAGCATCCATTTCGCCAGCTCAGCTGGAATACCTACCATTTTCTTAGCCTACTGCCTGATCAAACTGGGCATGACTGGACCAAATTTTGGTCGACCCACTGCTTTTTAGAGTTGAAACCCTGCCCCATAGCGATGCTTATCTCATTCGCCGTGCGCATGTTCGCGGCGCCAAGACCGGGAGATGGAAAACCTATGATCGCTGATTTGAATGCCGCTTTGGTGAAACTTCCGCAGTACAACAATGACCCGGAAATACTCTATCACTACTGCTCGGCCGCGACGTTCCACGCAATCATTTCCCGGAAAACCATTCGTCTGTCTGCGTTGCGCTCTTCAAACGACAGCATGGAAGGCGAATGGTATGACAGTAAGCTCCTCGAAGCGATCCGCAACCAGACGCCGCAAGTCCCTGGTTGGTACTTCACGCAAAAGTCCTACAACGCCAGAGCGGCAACCCTCGGCCTCTGCTTGACCGAGGTTGGCGATCTGCTCAGCCAGTGGCGAGGCTATGCCGACGATGGACGCGGATTTTGCATCGGCTTTAACGGGCGTAGGCTTATGGAGCTTTGCCTGCTGGGCGGACAAGCGATCAAGGTGATCTACGATGAGGACGAGCAGGAGGAATTCATCCGGCGCGCTGTAGTAAAACAGCTTCAGCATGAGCTCACCGATTTTATAGATGAGATCACAAAAAACTTTGCCTTTGCCTTCAAGCACCCCGCATTCGCGGAAGAGCGCGAATGGCGCATCATCCACGAAGTCGGATATGAGCGCTGCGACTACCTTGCAAAGAGCACCAACCTGTCTGCCTACCAGGATATATCAATGAATGAGGACAACCTGCCGGGGCTAATTGCTGAGGTCATCATCGGCCCAGGCAATAACACGCCGGTAGAGATGGTCCGGGGCTTTATGGAGAGACATGGCTTCGGCAAGTCGATGCACGGGATCACGAGATCGCACTCATCCTATAGGGTCAGATAACTTTGATCGGCGGTTAGGAACGACAACCGAAACAGCTACTGCGCCGCGTCGACAGCCGCCACACAGGCCGCGCGGCGATACTCGCCTATGTTCCTCGCCGCCCGGTCGGCGGACCAGTTGTCGAATATTTCCTCTTGCGTCATGTCCCGATCCGGTTTCGGCGAGAGCGCCGGCGTCACCTTTCGGCAATCGGGTGGCAGTACCACCGGAGCCGTTTTGGTGATGACGATTGGCTCCGGCTTGGCATCAGTCAGGGAGCATCCGGACGCGATCGCGAGAAAGGCCGATAGCATCACCGTCAGGGAGAGCCGCATTTCGTTTCCTCAATTCCTCGAGCTGTTGCGATGCTGCGTAGACGCGGTCGGCCGCGTCCGCCTGGATCTGGATCACCGCCTTCGCCTGGTCGGCAATTTTTTTATTTGCCTCGGCATTGGCCTTTTCGAGCTTTGCCGTCCATGTCTGGTCGGACAGGGCCTTGGCGTTTTCGGCCGCCTCGGTGACCATGGAGCGGATCTCGCGGATGGAACCATAGATCAGCCCCGAAATGACGAGTACGAGCGCTAGCGCCGCAAGGCCGATCGCGACGGGCTTGGAAAGACCGATCATCCGACTTCATCCTTCACCGATTGATCCTGCGTCGCCTCGCCGTCGATCGCGACCGGCGGCGTGGCATAGGGCAGACCCGTCCTGGTCGCGAAGATCGCCGCGATGTCCTGCGCCGTGGCAAAGCCGGTGTAGAAAAACACCGAAGCGATGATGTTGACGATCAGGCCCCAGGCGATCGTCTCGTTGACGCGCGTGTCCTGGGCGCCGATCAGCACATAGATGAACCAGAACGAGGCCATGATGTTGGGGAAGATCACCGCCTTCCGCCATTGCCAGCCCGGTTCTCCACTCGGCTTCGCCTCGGCCTTGCGGCTCATCAGAGCAGCGCCTGCACCTGGGCGCGCATCCTGTCACCGCAGGCCTTGGCGCCGACGGTTTTCGGATCGAAGGGCAGTCGCGTCACATCCCATTTCCCGGCCTGCTGGATGCCGAGATTGGCCTGCACCTCGGCATGGCTGAGGATGGTCTTGGGCGTGACCGGGATCCTGTAGAAACTCGCCAGGTGCGCGATCACCTCCATCGCCCGGTTCCACTGCGTTTCCGTCATCGGAAACCGGCCGGCGTTGAAGGGGTTTTCGACAGCACCCGCCATGCAGGCCATGGAGACACCGATCGAGCCGGTGTTGCAGCCGCGCGTATGGGCGGCATAGTCGTCGTCGCCGGTATTGACGTTGTCGGCGATCGAGTGATCGCCGCGCACTACATTGCCGGCGTTCTCGACGATGAAGTGATAATGCTCCTTGTCGAGATCCGACGCCTTCCAGGCGCCGGCCGACCAATGCAGGATGACACGGCTCATCTTCACCGACTGGAGCCAGTCCAGCGGAAGTCGGTATGACATGGGATTTCTCCGTATTTGGGTGTGAAAACGCCGCCTCAGGCGGCGGGGTAGAACGTCGACTTCTCCGACTGCGGGATGCCGCTGACCGTCCACAGGATCCCGTGCAAGGCTGGATGAACGAAGTCCGAATTCATGCCGTGGCCCAACAGCGTCGCATTGTCCTGGACACTGGTAGCGAAGATCTCCTGAACCCTGTAGTTCGCCGTCCCATCGCCGTTGTCCACCCGGCCGATGAGGGTCCGGCTCGTCCAGAAGCCCGGCTGGTATTCGAACATGATGCGGGAGCCCAGAGGCACCGATGCAGGCAGCTTCATCGTGTCCCACGTGGTCACGCCATCCTGATTGCCCGGGTGCCCGACGACGTTGCCGAGAGGGAAAAGCTCGGCCGCCGGACCCTTCGACGGGTCGGTGTCGGACATGAAGGCGGGTACCATGTCAATCACGTTGGCATAGCGCGAGGAGGCCTTGATCAGGTCATTGACGGCCTTCAACGTGCCGCTCACCGGGTTCCACAAGGTCGAAACCGAGTATCCCGCCACGGTGCGTCCGGCGTCGGACGAGGTGAAGGTTGGCATGAGCGTTACGCCGACCACATGAGTTTCTGCGCCATAGCGCGCCTTGACGCGGTCGATCAGGCCGAACTTGAAATTCGCCCAGGTGCTGGCCGTGGCATTGTTGTCGTTGCGGCCCGACTGGTCGAAGACGAAGGTCCAGGGGTTCAAACCGCCATTATAGGTGTTCTTGACGATGTCGATCAGCCCCCATCTGAGGGTCGCGGACGTGGCAAGCTCTTGTGCCGATTTCGCGCCGGGCACGCCCATGATCAGCGGCATGGTTTCGCCCCAGACGGGATCGGCCACGTCGAACCAGCGGCGCCAGACGCCCATATTGCCGCGCGCATCCGCCGATGCGGCGATTTCCTGGCGCTCGATCAGGCTGTCGGAAAGCACCAGCGGCACCGGCCGGCCATCCCATCCCTTGGCGAAGATCATCGCCGGACCATAGGCCAACGGCTGCGAGTTGCTGACATTGCCGACCGTATTGTAGAAGCCGTCGGGGTCCCGGTCCGGCGTGCTCGGCGCATCGGCGGCCGCCAGCGCCCGCACGGATGCCAGGTCGCCCGCCGCCCAATATTTCTCGCCGCGATGACGCTGAACGCGGTAACCGCCGATATAAGTGTTGCCGACCGTGCCGTGCCAGACCGTGCGGATGCCAAAGACAGACCGCCTCGGCAAAGCTGCCGGCAGCGTCACCTGTCCCCAGACGATGCCCGTCGCAGCCGTTGCCGCCGCTGCCGCAGCGCCCCCGAACAGCACAGGATGTTCGCTGCCGTTCGGATGCAGGAAGAAGACTTCGTCGATCAGCATGTCGGCATTCGGATTGACGGTTTCCTGCGGCGCGTTGCCGCCCTGGGTCACGCCGAAGCCGACGAAGGGAATGAGGAAGCTGTTGGTGGGATAGTCGGGCGAGCCGAAGTAAAGCTCCGAAGCCTGATAGTTGAGGCCCGCCGCATAGGTCTGCGTGAAGCCACCCGGCCACTGCACCCGGGTCGCCGCCGGCATGTAACGGTTCGGATCGGCAATCCAGGGCGGATGCGAACTTCCTTCCTTCACGGTCAGTGTGAAGCTCGTCCGCCGCGGGCTGTTGGCCGCCTCGGGCAACGTCTCCACGATCGTGATGTCGACCTCGCCCGGCGCCGTAACGGACGCACCGATCAAGAGGCTTCCGTCCTCACCGATCGCAAAGCGGCCGTCATTCGGCGTGACGCTGAGTGTCGAGCCGGGCGACTTGCGCAATACAGCCGCAATGATCGTGCCTTCAGGATCTTCGGAGAAGAACTCGTCATCACTCAAGTCCAGAACCTTCAGCGTAGGAATAAGCCCGGGCACGCCGTTGGCGCTCGCTCCGGAGGAGACGCTAAATCCGATTTCCATGAGGATAGTCCTACAATTTTTAGAGCGCTGAGAACTCTCACACCGACCGCGCGGAAGCAGCAGCGTTCATAGCCGCCTCAGCGGCTCACGCGCACCACGAGGATTCCGAACTCGGTCTTCAAGCCGCGCTGAACGAAACTCCATCAAGCGACAGATAATCGCCAGCAAAAGATTCCCCTAGCCGCACTACGCCCGTCAACAGCACCTGTATCTGCCGCACAGATCCCGCATTGTTGGTCGACACAGGAAAAAACCTGTGCGTCGGCGGCCTGAAGCCGAGGGGAAGCGTAAACAACGTCGTGTAGTTTGCCGTTGTGCCCTGCTTGATCAGGCCCCCAAGGATGACCGCGCCGTTACGCAACGCAGCCGTCGGCGCGTAATCCATGGCCGGGTTTGTCCATGGCTTCCAGTTGTTCTGGAGCAATGGCCAGACGACGGTACCTAGCCCGTCCGACGCACCACCTCTCGACGGGAATAGCCGCCTCGCTAATTCGCTGATCATCACCAGATTCATTGCGTCGCCAGGATGAGCATTTCCGCCAACATAAGGCGGACATGGCAGCTGATCCATCCAGCCCGCCTCGCCATGAGCGCGATGGAAAAGCGCCATCGGATCAAAAAACCCGCAATTCGCCTCCCCGGCAACTTCAAGAAGAACGCCGTTGATCGCCTCCATATCGGCCGTCGACTGGTTATATGCATCGGTTGAATTATTGACCGGTGGTTGCCCCATGAGCAGGATCGACAAATCCGAAATCGGTCTGCTGCCCCTGATGGTGTCAATCGCGGCGTGATGATTGGCAGCTGTCTGCGCAAGATCCTGCGCTCCGCCGATCGCGCTTGAGACCCGCTCGTTCGTCCCGAAATTGACGATCAGCAGCTTGACTGCCGGATGTTCCGCCACAAAGTCCTGACACTTGCCGTTCGCCCAGAGGTAAGAATTCTGGCCGCCAAACCCTTCATACGTCACAACGACAGGATACCCCCGCGCGGCCGACGCGATCAGCTGGTCGATGCGGTACCCGTCTGAAACGCCATTGCCCGCAACTTTGCTGTCGCCGACGACATGGATGCCGACTGGCTGGCCAGTCGCCATTGAAGCTACGAGGGCCGCAAAGAATGCGGCAAGATTTTCTCTTCCGAAAAGCATGTCGAACATTTGGCTGCCTATGCGACGTCGCCGATGACCTGGCCTATTTCGGCCAGGAGAAGCGGGTAATTTTCAGGGATCGGGTTCGGATCTTCGAGAAAGGCTTTCGCCTCGTCAGCGCGCTGCTGATAGAACGAGGCCATCTTCTTGAGCGCAGCTTTCGTCGCCTTCACCTGACGAGCGGCAAGATCATCGCGATCGGCCAGCAATTCGCCGATCGGCCCGGCATGCTCACTGTTCACCGAAAGGACGCCGTCAGTGAACACCGGCGAAGCGTCCACCCAATCCGGATACACGGTAGCCAGGGCAGAGCACTGATCTGCCGTGATGGTGAATTCAACTTTATCCATTGAAGCCTCGCTTTAAGAGCTAATGCGCGCTGCGACGAACCGGCCGTCAGACAGGGTCTGTGTCGATCCGACAGTGTGGAGGACCTCGGCGGAGATCTGATCTCCAGCGGCGAGGCGCTGAATTGTGGTGACGGTGTAAGTGTCGTTTGCCTGCCCGGCTCCATTTTGGGAGATGCCAATGCGGCTTGCCGGGACGTAGCTGGTCGAAGCGCCGTTTCGATGGACGCGCAACGACTTGTTGTTCCCGGTTCCCGTATATTGGATGTAAGCCATCACCACCCATACGCCTGCGTCGCGCGCGCCAACGGTGATCTTCGATGTTGCAAAAATAGTGCTGTCGACGAGGCCGTTTTCGGTAGGCGTATCGATTGCCAACGTGGTCATGGTGTTGTTTGGCAGGCTCTGCGACGCCGTCATTCGGCTATCAAAGAAACGAACTGCCGCCTTTGCAGTGCTCGGCGTGAGAAACTTTCCGGCATCCACGCCGCCGTCGACTTCAGCCTGGGTCGCGGGACCGGGCGTCGAGGTGAGAATGAAATCCGTCCCGGTGTAGACGACCACGAAAATGCCAAACAGACGGCCAGCCGCAATGGCCGTCCCGTCCGGGTTATGGACAGCCTTGTTTCCAAGACCGTTGACGTTGATGGTGACCGCCCCCGTGTTGAGCGCAGAAGGCTTGACGCGAAGGGGAACGCCGATCAGATCAACATAATCGGTCACAACCGGATCCGGAGCGATCGTCAGTGCGTTTGCCGTGCCGCCTGCCACGAAATAGTTCATCTTCTGCGAGCGGATCGCTTCGGCGAGCTGCAGCACATCATCCGGCGTGATCCCCGATTTCGCGATCACATCAACGATCTCATTGATCGTCCAGTTTGGGAACTTCGCAGGGATCTTCGAGCCGACGACTGCGCCAGGCACGTCGCGGTCGACATAAGGTGCATTCGGATCGAGCGATCCGTATGGCGCGATATATTTCATATTGCCCTCTTGTGGTCAGTCGTCAGCCAGGACGGGTGTTGTCCATGCCGGCGCCAGTCGGCGCAGGATGCAGAGCAGGCGTTCGGCGTCGCCGAAATCGAACAGCGGGTCGAAGCCGCACTCGGAAAGCCCGCAGGTGAAATAGTCGACGGCGATATCGGTCACGCGCACGATCCAGTAGGTCTCCTGCCGGAGATCGCCGACCGTATGGTCGCCGCCGCATTCGGAGAAACCGCATTCGAAGATGGCCGGCTCCTCGATCGTGATCTCGAAGCCATAAGAAGCCGCGACACGGATGAAATCGCCGGGCGTGATCGCCGCATGGCTGTTGACCTTGGCTTCGAGCGCCCGCAGCCGCTCGGCAATGCTGGTTTCGCCGGTGACACAGTTATCGGGCAGCCCGTATTCCGCCTCCCAGTCCGCCAGCAGCTCGTCGACGCCGGCCACCGTGGCGTTGCGTGCCAGCGTCCAGGCGCGTGCATAGAGCCACACGAAACTGTCGATCAGCACGCGGGTAAACCGGGCGAGCGGATGATCGAGCGGCACGGCTTCGCCATCTGGCGAGCCCCATGCCGGGCCGGTCGGCCACATGGCCAGGCCGGCGCCCACCAGGTCGTCATTGCTTGGTGCGGCCAATGCATCATAAGGGGCCGTAATCGGTGCCACGTCGTCGAGAACGGACGCTGCTGTGGTGATGGTGTTCAGCGCAGGATCACGCGCCATAGGTCACAGTCCCCAGCGTCGGAAATTCCCCGCCCGAGAGCACGATGTCTGTCGCCGGCGCTGTCAGCTCGTGCCGGTCCTCACCTGACACGGTCGAGATCGCTTCGGAGATCCATGATCGCGAGAGCGTGAAGGTATTGCCCGCTATGCCGGGCTTGCAGCGCGCCAGAAACATCGCCGAAATCGCCGTCTCGATCGCCGCGCGAATTTCGGGCGTATCGGCCGAGAGGCCGTCGATGGTGATATCAACAGGATGCGCGACCGGCGCTACCGCCACGCTGTCGTCGACGCGGATCAGCCTTTGCGCGTCGATCGCTGCCTGCACGGCCGCCACGTCTCCCGCCTCGGGAATGAAGTCGTCGCGCCCCGCGAACAGGAAATAGACAAAAACCGAGCCGACGCTGTTGGACCCGCGAAAGGCCCAGGCCGCCAGCACCCCGGGCACGGCAAGCGCGATCCGCTCATAATCCGTCAGGGTGCCGCCGCCGGGCGGATTGCGCTTGCGCTGCAGCCCTCGTGCCCGCAGGCTGTCGTCGCTTTCGATATCGGCGCCACCGCCGAGCCCATCCTCGCTGACCTCCCATTCGCTGGACAGATCGGGATAGAGCACAGGGTCCGCGAGCGCCAGCAGGCCGCCGGCATCGCGATTGCTCGCAGCCCCCCGCACTTCCGATAGCACGGCCATCGTCAAGGCACCGGCACCATCGGCCGTCGCCGGCGCGGTCGAGAGATAGGTAATGCTGCCTGAGACGAAGCGCACCCCGGCGGGATAGGTGGCGAGAGGCGCGCCCGTGCCGGTGATCAGGCCGGAGGCCGCCGCCGCCTGCTTGCGATAGATGCCGATATCTGAGCAATGCAACACCAGCCATTGCCCCGTCGCCGTCGAGATGAACAGCTGCCGGGCGAGATAGGCCATGCGCAGCTCGAATTCATGCGCGAGCGCCGCCAGCGCCTTGACGGTGACGGTGACGAAATTGTTGGCGAGGGATGTATCGGTCCCCGGCAGAAACTGCCGGAAGGCCCCACGCACCCGCGCGGAAGCCTCAGTAAGCGAGCGGATTGGCCACGCCATCAATCTGTCTCCAGAGGAGTTCGAACTTATTGTCGTAAAGCCGCGTTCCGTCGCGGCCGTAAAGCGAGACGGAGAGATCGAGCCGATTGAGCGGGCGATTGACCGTTGCCGTCACATCGATGCGTGCCGCTGCGCCCTGCTGGAGCAGCGGCTGCAGCGCCTCACGGGCGTAGTCCTGTGCCTTGATCTCGATGCCTTCGTAGAGCGCCGATCGCCGCAGCAGCCACAGCCTCGAGCCGATCGGCGTCTCGCCGTCCATCACGTCGTAACTGTCGCCGATCCACCCTCGGTTCTCGACGCCGTCGGGCAGCTCGCTCGGATCGAAGCGCCGATCGGTCATCAGGCAGATCAGCACCTGCGTCGCCAACCCCTGTTCCGCCCGGAAATCGCCGGGCGCGGTCGGATGCGTCAGCGGGTTGAGAATGAGCGTGCCGACGCGGCCATCCCAGCCGAGATCCGGCGCGCGGTAAGGCTCTTCGGCGTCATCGGCCGGAATGATCTTCAGCATGGCCGAACCTCAATGCGTGTGATGCGGCGTGTTGCCGCCGTCGTCGATGATCGAACCGCTGGCGTGGATGTTGCCGTTCACCTCGAGATTGCCGTTCAGCACGAAATTGCCGGTCAGCGTCCAGGTCCCGGCCGTCACCGTCACCGTCCGGCTCGCCGCGTCGATGACGATCCCGCTGCCGACGAACTTGATGATATTGCCCGTCGCGTCGTAGATCGCCGTCCCGCCGCCGGGCAGGTCGGCAGGCCGGTGGCCTGGATGTTCCCCGCCGACGACGAAGGCCTGGTCCGCGTCGCCGTTCGGCGCCAGCAGCAGGGCCTTCGCGCCCTTGACCGGCATGGAGGCGAAGCCGTGCGGCTCGATCCGGTGAATGCGGCTGTATCCGTCGTTGAACAATGCCCGCCCGGAAACGAATTGCTGGCCGCCCTTCTCGACATTTTCGCCGTCGAGTTCGATGCGCCGTCCGCTCATTGGTCCTCATACTCCGGCGTGATCGCGCCGGGCGCGGCATAGGCGTCCGACGTCTTGCCGCGCGGGTTTTCGCCGCCGAGCGCGCGCGGATCGGCAAGCGAGAGCGTCGCGGTCGTTCCGGCGCCGCCATTGGCGCTGTCCTGCTCCAGCGTCACGCTCTTGATCACCATCATCCCGTCGATCCCGATCCAGGCGTCGCGCACCAGCACCAGCCAGTTGCGCGTCCAGATCCTGCCGCCGCCGTCCCGCCATCCGGTGGTGACGATCGAGGCCGTGGCGGCATAGCCGGCGCCGCGTTTCACCTGCCAGTCGGCCCTTGTCTTCATCCGATCGATCATCACCTCGCCTTCATGCGGAATGATCAGCGGCCGCTTGCGCGTCACGCCGGCGTCACGCGCGCGCGCCTCGGGCCGCATCTGCTGCTTCTCGGTGCCCTCGCTCGCCTGCCCGCGCACCTTGACGCTGCTGTAGCGGCCGCGCTCGGTGATCGAGGAGGATGCCTGCTCGATATTGACGCCCCAGATCAGCCCGCCGGAATGCGTTCCCTCCGGCTTGGTGGCGAGCTTCAGCCTTCCCTGCGGCGTGTCGTAGATCAGGATGCCGCGCCCGCGGGCGCGCCGCTCGATCGTGGCAAACAGCGTCTCGCCGACGCGCAGCTTGTGCCGCGGCTCGATCGGCAGGCTGCCGTCGCTTTCGATCCCGATCCCGAGCCCGTCAAATTCCTTGGCGATCGCTGCCAGGTCCTTCTGCAGGATCTCGCCTGTCGGATGATCGACCGAACATTCCGTCGCATCGACCGTGCGCGAGCAGACGGTGACCGTCAGAGAGCGGTCCACCGCGTCATGCCTCGGCTGCACGTCCCTGACATAGCCGGTGAGCAGCACGTCGCCGCCGGCCTTGATCGTCACAGCCTTCCCAGGCGCGACGGACACGCCGTCACCTTCCGGCACCAGCACGATCGAGGCGGTGCGCACCGCTTCCTCCGCCGAGGATGTGATCGATATCGATTTGTACGGCGGCAGACCCGAGATGGTCAGGTTTTCAAGCATCGACCAGACCTCAGGAAGCGAGCGCGTCGAACAGCGTCGGCATGACCATTGGCGTCGCCGCGCCCGCCAGATCGACCAGCGCGCCGGCGCGCGAAGCATCGCCGTAAAGCTGGTAGGCGAGCACAGTCGAGGGCAGGGACAGGCCGGTCTGCACCCGGATGACAGGCGCCGCGTCGGCGGCGATATCCGAGATCAGCCGGCAGGAAATGGCCGTGATCGCCGAAAGCCACGAATAGAGATCGGCCCCATCGCCGCCGAGCGTATCGGCCGCGGACGTCCCCGCTTCTCCGGCCGCGGCCACCCGCGATCGCGCCCGCCGGGCCGATGGCCGCGACGGCCATTCCGCCCTGCATCCCGCGATCGCCGCGCCCATGGCGGCCATGATCGCCATCGCCGAGCGGGTTTCGCCGCTGGCAGACGCCGGAACCGCGATCCGGTCGAACTCTTCCGGATCGGTCACGCTCTCGGCGACGATGCGCATCAGCTCCATCGCTTCCGCCGAAAATGCGGCCGCATCGAGCGCCACGGCCGCGGCGATCCGCGCCGTCACATCGGCAAGATCGTCCTGGTCAGCCACGATCGTCGCCGCAAGATCCGCGAGCCACGAAAGCACCGCCTGCCTGTCCGCCGCCATGGCTTGATATCCTCAGAAGAATGCCGCGAAACGCGCCGCGGCGGCAACAAAGCCCGCCGCCACCGTCGCGGAAACGTCGCCGATCGAAAGCACGCCGCCGGAATCGTTCGCCGCCGGAATGAAGCTGATATCGAAGGCGACGTAGCCGTTGCGATCCTTGGAGCGCGAACGACGGAAGTTCTGCGCCGTCGCCATCATCGCACCGTCCATCGGCAGGATCAGGAAGCCCGGACCGTCCGCCCGCAGCGCGCCCTGCAGCGCCAGCGCCCGCCCATCGGCCTCATCGCCGAGCAGATAGGCCGTCACGTCGAAGAGCGACGTCGCAAGCCCAAGCTCCTCGATGACAGTCTGCCGCCCGCCGGCATGTTCATGCAGCGCGAGCCGCTTGCCGCCGGAGAGATCGTCATAGTCGACGAAGAAGGCCACGCCGCGATAGCTGGCGGCGCGAAGCGTCTTTGTCCAGTCCCGCATGTCAGTATCCTCCGCCGCCGCTCGGCGCCATGCTCTGGCCGGTATTGGCATTCACCGGCGCCGCCGCTGACGGTCTGGCGATCGATGCTCCTCGCGCCAGGGCGTTCGCGATCGCCTGTGCGGCTGACAACAGCTTGTCGGCCGCCGAGGCGATCGCGGATCCCGCATCCGTTCCGGCCGTGCGGATATCGTCCGCCGAGCCGGTGATCGCATCTGCGCCTTCCTTTCCACCATCCGCCACCGATTTGGCCGCCGTCTCCAACCGCCGCTCGAGCGGGCCGAAGACATCGGTCCCCACCTGGGCGGTCATCGCTTCCGCGATCTGGCGGCCGCGCCCATATTCCTGGTACTGCCGCTGCAGCGAAGCGATCGCCGACGAGCCGGCCGCATCCGGCCTCGCCATCGGAATAGGCGCGTCCGCGCCGGGCATGTTCTTCGGCCCGAAATTCCTGCCGCCACCCGGAAACTCAGGCACGTTGACGGGCATGCTCTGACGGCCGGTCGAAGGGCGGGCCTTGCCGCGCAGATAGATGTTCTGCCGGTAGGCCTTCAGCCACTCCTCGTTTCGATAGCCGCCCTCATAGGCGAGATCGTCGGCCTCACCCTCGGTCACGAAGCCAAGGTTGCGACGCAGCCAGGAATAACCCCGCTTCTTCGCGCCTTCATCCTTGGCATTGTCATAGTCGAGGCCGCGCGAGACGCTGTCCATCACGGCCGAGGCGGTTGGCGCGATCGTTTCCCCGAAAGAGAGCTTCAGTTTTTCCCAGCTGCTGGAGAGCTGGTCGATCTTCGACTGCGTTCCCGCTAGAACTCGGTCAACGTCTCTGAAGACGGTCCCTTCAACCTTCGAACTGTTCACCGCGTCGATGAATTTCTTGTAGCTGTCGGCGCTCGTCATCAGGGACTGCATGCCGAGCCGGAATTCCTGGTCGGTGAAGAGCAGCGGTAGCTTCGAAAGATCGCCCTTCACCGCCTCATTCGAGAGCCGGACGAAGGCGGAAACGGCATCTTCGCCGCTCTTCTTCGCTGCCTCCATCTCCTTGCGCAGATCGATACCGAACGACTTGAACTTTGCCGCCGTGTCGGAAGAGAACATCTTGCCGAAGATGTTTTGCGCTTGCGTCGCGGCCGCGCCTGCCGAACCCGTATCTTCGCGCAGGGTCTGGAGCAGCGCGATCAGCTGCTTGAGGCCATCCTGGCCGGTATAGCCGAGGGAGGCGAAGCTGTTCGCCAGCTCAGGGATATAGGCGGCCATGTCCTTCAATTCGAACTGGCCGGCCTTGCCCCCGGCAACCATCACGTCGAAGGCCTTCTGCATCTCCGACGTCTGGATCTTCAGCGCGGATGAAGCCTTGATCGCCGTATTGGCGATATCTTCCGTGGCAGCGCCCGAGGCCTGCGCCGTCGCGAGCACTGAAGGCAGGAAGGCCATCGCATCCTGCAGGTTGAGGCCGGAGGAAACCAGCGTATCGAGCGCCTTGATCCCGTCGTCGAGCGGCATCGCGAATTGCTTCGTCACCTGCTGCAGGCTCTGGAATGCCTGCTTCGTCTGCTCGGCACTGGCATCGGCGGTGATGCCGATGCGCGACATCTGCCGCTCGACCGCCGCGAAATCGATGACTGCCGATCGAGCCCCGGCGGCAAGCGCGACGCCGGCGACGGCGCCGATGCGGCCAACCGCGGCCATGCGTTCCTGCATCCGCCCCATCGCCACTTGGTTGCGGTTGAATTCAGCGGCGCGGCGGTTGACCTGCTCCATCTTGCCGGCGACGGACTTGAATACCTGCCCGGTCCGGTCGATGGCCGAAATCTTCAGCCTGGCTTCGATTTCGCGCGTCATTGCTTCCTTCTTTCCTTGAACTGCCGGAAGCGGTCGCCCCAGTACCAGATGTCAGAGGGCGTCATGGCTTCCACGCGATCGACCGCGAAGCCCAGGACGAAGATCAGTCCGTCTGCGATTTCTGGGGTTCGCTCTTTTCCAGAAAAAAACCGGCCACCGCCTCTTCCAGGCGAAGAGAATCGACGGCGTTCAGCGCGTCGATGCACTCATATCCCGGGCTGATGCAGATCCGTTGCAGATAGGCGTCGACAACGTCCGGATATTTGACCAACATCGGCCCATGCTGCGTCGGCTGCCAATCCCTCGGCCGGCCGAGATTTTCGCGATAGATCTGCGAATAGGTCGGCTCGCGCAACACGACCTCGTGGAAGGTCTTGCCGTGAGCCTCGTAGGACCGTGAGAGCTTGACCGTGATCTCAGCCATCAGCCATTGCCCCGGCTATACTGCTCCGAGTTGATGGTCAGGCCGGTGATTTCACCGGTCAGGCGGTTCGATTGCGGATCGCCGCTGAAGAAGGCGTCGGTGAAGTAGTGCGTCACGCCGGTAAAGTCCTCGGCGATCGTCACATTGCCACGCGGCGCGATCATCAGGGCGTTCAGATCCGCATTGTCGTCGCGGATGGTGACCTCAGCCCGGTACGGCTGCGGCGTCGCCGTGCGGTCGACGCTGCCGTCCTGGTTGGTGACGGCATCCGTCGACATGCCGGCGGCGTTGACGTTGAACGTCCCGCGCAGCGACATGACAGTGCCGTTGGAGAGGCGAACGACCATGCGTCCGCCGAAATCCTTGCCCATGGTTACGATCCTTCAGCTTGAGTGGGTTAGGCAGCGTCGCGGAACTGGCCGTAGACGGTCGCAAGACCAGCCAGGATATCCAGCGGATTGACGACATCGAGCGGCAGTCGCATGTTGACCCGGTTCGGATTGTCGGCGTCGCGCTCGACAATCATGGCGAGAAGCGCGGCTTCGGAGTTCTCCAGCACGCCCGACATCTGCTTGTAGGAGTGGAACAGCGTCGCCTTGATGTCCTTGACCATCGTGATCGCGTCGAGGTTCTGCGGATTGTCGTTGGCGATCGCCTTGTTCGAATGCTCGAAGGCGAGATCCGCGCGGAATTTCTTCAGCGCATAGGTCAGCTGAAACACGGTCTGGATGTCGCGGAAGGTCGTATCCGGAGCCCCGTTCGTCTTCTGCTGCTGGGTGATGATCTTGTCGATCGAGAGCTGCCCGCTGCGGCTGGCCGACCAGGTCGAGACACTATTCTTAAGCATCGTGTCACGGGTCCCATGATCCATCCAGTATTCGCGGTCGCGGGGCACGGAAAGCCCCTCGACGACGAGGCCGGACTGGTTGCGGGAAACGTCGCCGTTCGAGCCGCCGCCGAGCCAGGCGGCGATGCGTGCGATCATCGCCGCCACCCAGATGTAATCTGGCTCGGCGAAGCCGCCGGATGCGAAGCGCGGGATCATGGTCAGGTGCCAGCTGTCCCGGGCGAGCGCGAAGGTGATGAGGTTGGTCGACGTGTCCGTTTTCGGATAGAAGGCGTGGCCGTAGAGCTGCTGCGCATAGGACCAGCGGCCGCTGACTTCGCCGAGGAAGCTGTTCAGCCGGTCGAGATTGGTCCCGTCCCCGAAGGCGGAGATGATGATCTCGAAGGGATCGTCGTTCATCGCCGCCAGGATGTTGGAGAGATCGGGCGTGCCGGCGCCCGGCGTCGTGGTCGCGAAGGTGAAGAGGCCGGCGAAGGCGTTCACGGTGTCGAGCGTCGGCACGAAGATGTCGAGGCCGGACGCATAGGTGCCCTTGTGCCGCGCCGTCAGCGTCACGACATCGGTGGCGACGGTGGCCGTGAACGGCAGAGACATGCCGGTGAGGCGATTGTAATAGCCGTTGATGGCCGCCGCGAGCGCGGCCGCGACCGCGGTGTCCGTCATGCCGGCCGAAAGCTCCATCGACACGTATTCGCCGGCGATCTGGATGATGCCCTGCCCGCCGGCGGCCGGAGGCGGCCCGACGGTGATGGTGCGCACTTCGGCAGTGCCGCTGTCGGCGACGCGGCCGATCCAGATTTCCTGCGCCGGCGAGTTGCGCCGCGCCGCGATGAACATCGCCTCGAGCATCGAGCCGGCGCCGACGAGCGCGCGGGCGTCGGTACGGGTGTTGCAGATCGAGATGTCGCCTTCGGCAAGCGTGCCGCCGGCAAGGCCGTGCCCGAGCAGGATCAGCCGGGTCTCGTTCTGAAACTGGCCGCCGGACTGGACATCGAAGGTGAAGATCGGAGCCGTCAAGGCGGACGGAATGTTCGATGCCATTTACTTGTCTCCTGCGTTGCGGCCGGTCTTCTCGGCCTTCTTCTTGACGAGCGTGCCCTCGCTGACGAGGCGGGCTTCGTACGGGCTGGTGAAGTTGACGGGACGCCCGTCCGCCGGCCAGTCGGGCTGACCGCCTGGCATGGGAATGCGCACGCCCTTGTGTGCGGGCACGTAAATGTCGCTCATGAGGTGATCTCCGATCGGTACGGCGTGTTTAGTCTTGGGGCTCGTCCGGCATATTGGCCGTCCCGCCTTCGAAGGGCGGCAACGGCTCGGCCGGGAAATGTGCGGCGAGCTCGGCGAGCTTCGCCTTCGCATAGGACTGGGCAGGCAGGGCGTCGTAGAGCCGGCGGATCGGCTGCGGCAGACCACCACCCTCCATGTCGAATTCGTCATCGCGGATCTCGCAGTGGACCCGCATGGTGACACGCTGCCAGCGCAGGCCGAGGTTCGGGACCGCGAAGGTCTGCTCCTCGATCTTGACGATCCGGCGAACAAGCGTCCGCCACAACCCGCCGCTCTGACTTCGCTCCAGCAGCATGCGCACCTGAGCGCAGAGCGCCGCAAGCACGAGGCGCGCATCGGAATCTGTTTCCGCCATGGCGTCGACAAACTCCTCCCCGTCCTCGCGCGCAACGACAGTGAGCTGCGCGACGATGTCGAGCACCGCATCCGCCTCGGTATCATCAGCCGCCGCCATCGGACCACGAAGCGCAACGCCGCTTTCCACAGTGTGCAGGCTAAGGGTCGGCGTATAAGGCGCCGAGCGGTCGAGATCCTCGATCGAAACCGCCCGGCTGTCATAGACATGCCGCCCGGCCAACGTCGGAAACCCCTCCCCGCTGAGATTGGCCGCCGTCGGGCAAAGCACGTCGACGGCAGCAAGACGCAAGGCTTCGGCCGAAAGCATCAGGAATTCCTCACCAGATACCAGGCCGGCCGCGCCGAACCATCCTTCTCGCTCGCCGCGATCCGCCAGACCGCGCCGCCAGCCGCCGTCTCGATCACCAGATCGCCCCGCTGCGGCCGATAAGGCCAGGCCGTCGTCAAGGCGGTCAGCACCGCGTCATAAGCCACGGTCCCGCCCCGCACACCCGGATCGGAAGGCATATGCCGAGGCATCCTGTCGGCCGGAGGTTCGAGGTCGATGGTGCCGACGAAGTCGAAGGCAAGGCGATCCGGATCATCCTGCGAAGGATGATTGACCGACACGCCACCTTTGCGCGGTTGCAGCCGCAGAGGTGTGACGTCGAAGACTTCGGCGCACCGCTTCTCTGCGGCCGCAATAGCGGCAGTCCAGTTCAAAACTCAGGCCTTTGCGTTTATGACGGCGGCGATTTCCGCCTTCGTCATGCTTGCATTGACATCGACTTTGCGATCGGCCGCGATCGCGAGCAGCTCGTCCTTGGTCAGGCTTTCACTGACCGTCGAATTCGCTGCATCGCTTTCGTCACCGTCGTAGTGTTGGCCAGGCTTCAAGAACTGGCCGTTATAGAAGCCGGCTTCGGTTACTAGACGCTGTGTCATTGCGCTTTTCCTTCGTTAACAAGGGTTGCTGGCCGGTCCCCTACCGATCAGGCAGCCTTTGCGCGAAGCAGCATTTCGGGGCGCGTGGCGATAAACAGCGGGTAGCTGTAGATCTCGACGCGATCCCACTCCTCGCGACCCGACGTGTCGGACAGAAGCAGGCCGACTTTTTCCTGACCACGCTTGTTCAAGTAGGGCTTGAACTCGCTGGCCGGCGCCCAGCCGACCTGGAAGGCATTGCGGGCGCCGATCGGGAAGAAGCGGGCTTTGTCGGTGGCGATGGCAATCGTGCTGTCGTCATCCGTGCCACGATAGTTGATGAAGGTGATCCCTTCGAACACGACGGCCGAATAGCCCTCGATGCCTTCGAGGTCCATCGCACCTTCGGTGTTGAGTTTCGTTTCCTTGTACTGCTTGTGGTTTACAAGGCTATCGTAGAATGTGTCACCGACCAGTGCGCCGACCCGCGTTCCCGGCGTCCAGATGCCTTTTCCTGCACGCTGCATTGCGCGCTTCACATCACGGCACTTCTTGCGAACGTCAGTCGTTTCGACATCAAGTTCGAAGTCGAGTTCCGCCGGTTCCGCGATACCCCAGAAGGTGTACCAGTCGACCAGGACGGTGGTGCCGTCGGCGTCGAGAACCTTCCCCTGGATAGCGCCGAAACGCATATGCTCCCAGGTCAGTTCAAGGTCATCGGTGATCTGGGCCGTCCGGCTCGTCACCTCATCTGCGACTTCGATCGTCTGATCGTCCATCGGCAGTGCTGCGATGCCAGCGAGTTCGATCGCATAGATGGTCGAGCCCTTCGCAAGCCGAACCGCTTCCATGGTCCGAACCTTCGCCCCCTTCGGGATAAGCTCTTCCGGAGGCGCGCCGGTCGGCGACGTGGGGATCAGCGTGAGGGTGCCGTTCCTGTCGATGATGGCGATGGTGCGCGACCGAGAGTAGATCGGCGCGAAGAGCCCGAGCGAACCAAGGAGCTGAGGTTTGAAATCGACGCGGTCGATAATCTCCTCCTGCACCTCGATCAAACCCCAGGCATTCTGGTTGAAAATATCAGCAACTAAGGCCATGGAATGCCCTCCTTATCGGGACGCGATGCCAAGCGCGGCCAGCTGGGCGAGCGCGGCGGTTTTCTGGTTGTCCGTAGTGCCGGCCGGCCAGACGAGGACGGCGGCTTGCACTTCGGAATCTCGAGCCGTGAGGGTGCGGCGAACATCCGCGGATGTCGCATCGCAAGCCTCAAAGAGGATCGCAGCGGCGTTCTGCGTGCCGTCGGAGGCAGCCGGGGCGAGCGGCTTGTATTTTTTCGTCGCAGTGACCTGTCCGAGGACTGCGCCGGCGTCGAGTTTTCCGCTGCCGCTGGCGATGACGCCAACTTCACGAGAGCGAAAGCCGTTGGCCTCCGAGACCAGGTAGTGGCCAGTCGGACGAAGGCCCTGAGTAAGCACGGGCATTGGCGTAATCTCCTGTTAGCGGCGCTTGTTGAGGCGATCGACGGAGGCGGAGAGAACTGCCCGTCCCGCGGCCTTATCACCGGGTTTCGTGTTGAGAGGATCCTTGTTGAGCCCCTGCGCGTTCATTCGCCGCGGCTGAAACTCCTTCTCGTCCTGCCCCTCGTCGGCGAGGGCCTTCGGAGAGATGGCGAGGGTCGCCTTGGCCTGGTCGACAGTGCTTCCGGTAGTGAACAGGTGCTCGGCGAGTGCTTCCCGGCCCTTGGCTTCCTCCAAGGCCATGATCGCCGACCGACGATCACGATCGGCCTTCACCGCAGCGTCGACGCTCGCGGTCGCAGTGGCGAGATCGGTTTTCAGCTTGGCATTTTCGGCGGCAAGCTGTTCCGCACGTTCCTTATCCGTCATTGAGGGCTCCTCTGCTGGACGGGTAATTGCGGCGGGTGCCGCCGGCTTGGTCGACATCGACCAATTCTTCCTCTTCGCGAGATCCGCGAGCTTTTTCGGCGCGTGCGCGAAGATGCGATAATCGAACGCGGCGACAGGCTCGGCGGCATCTTCTGTGGTCGCATCGGCGAAGCCTTCGGCGACGGCCTCTGCCGGCGTCAGCCACCGTTCTTCCTTCATGATCGCCCGGCATTCATCGGCCGACTTCCCGGATTTCATCGCGTAGACGCGAGCGTAAGCGGTCGCCAGCGCCTCTAGAGCTTCGATCGTCTTGCTGTGATCCGCGGAGTTTCCGAACGTGAAGCCGCTGGGATCGTGGATCATCATCACGGCGCCGGCCGACATGGTCACGGTTTCACCAGCCATTGCGATGAGCGAGGCGGCCGATGCTGCAATTCCCTCGACGACGACGTTCGTCGTTCCTGATCTGGCAGCGAGCAATGCGTGGATTGCAGCACCTTCCGACGCTACTCCGCCGCCCGAATTGATGTGAACGCCGAGTTCAGCGTCGTCATCGATCTGCGCCAATGCCATGACGACGTCACTGGAAGTGAAGCCATCTTCGAAATAATAGTCGCCGACGTAGCCGGAAAGCCGAAGCTTCCCGTCTTCGAGAATTGCAGCCATGATTGGAAACCTTCAGTAAGGGCGCGTCATGCGCCCGCAGATCGCGTACCGACTTCTTCGACCAAGCTTGCGCTCGCATTCGCGGCTGAGCCGTCTCAATTCGGCATCAAGTTCGGCGGCCGCAGCAGGAACGCTGACCATGCGCCGCTGCCCGACGGGCGTCCGCAACTCGACTTCCGACACCTGCTCGCCGGCCAAGCGCTGTAGCTTTGCCGTATAGAGCAACTGATAAAGCGCGCACGGGTCATCGAGATCGACTGTTTGCCCACCGATAGTGGCTTCAGCCATCACGCAGCCTCCTTTGCGGGCTCTCGGTTACCGTCGACGGCGGCGCCATCCGGGCCGCCGTTTCCGCCCTTCGCCCGGCCGAATGGATGCGGCACGCCGGCGGCTTCGAACATCTTGATCTCGCGACCGAGCTGGACGATCTGCTCCTCGCCGTTTTTGCCGGCCATTGCACACTCGTCGAAGAACGTCGACGTGCCGATCTCGAGCCGGATCTTCTGCGCCATTGCCGCCTTGTAGTCATCCGCGGAGGGAGCGGCTGGACCGTTCCACTCGCACTGAAAAACGCTTTCTCGATCGGTCTGGAAGGCGGCGTAACCTCCCTTGAACGGGATCTGTCCCCTGAAGATCTTCTCTTCCAGCCAGCGCTCGAAGATCGCCTGTACGAACGGAATGCCGATTCGCGTGCGCCGGCGCAAGACGATCGGCCAGATGCTGGCGACCGACATGCGAACCGACGAATACGACGCTGACGAATGGTCCATCGTCAGATTTTCGAATGTGATGCCGAGGCATCGCGCCACTTCCCGAAGCAGGTTCTGGAAGAACGGCAGATACTGAGAGCCAGGCGTTGCCGCCGTGTGCATCTGGAATTCTTCACCGGGGCCAAGGTGATTGACCCGCGCGGAATCGGACATCGAGATGCCCTTTTCCTTTAACGCCCCGAGGCGGGCATCCCATACGCCGAGCAGGTCGTGCTGCAGGCCGCTGAGAAACTCGTCCCAGGAACCTTCGCTGCTGTCGAAATCCTTCGGTTCCGGAATATCCGTAAGAGTCGAGATCGCCTCGAAAGCCTCGGCGCTCGCTTCCGGGCTTTTGATTGTCGCTGCGAAAATCGTCTGCATCAGCGCGGTCGCTAGCGTCGCATCGGCGAGCTGGTCGGACTGGGCGATGACCTTCAAAGCAGCGGCAAGGACCGAGATGCCCCGAGCGCTGTTCAGGTTTTCGCCGCGGTCCATAACGTGGATGACGTCTGCGGCATCAACGTCGCGATCGGTCTCGATCCCTGCCTCGCGCACCCTGAAGCGATAGGCCACAGCGCGCCCGTAAGCATCGTGGAAGATCCCCTGATCGAGACCCTCAATTTCGCGAGTGACGCGTGGCAACCGATGTGAGGCGATCAGCGAAACCTTCGTACCGGTCTTCAGCCCGAGGCGGCGCTGCTCACGCAGTGGCATATTGTCGAGGATACCGAAGGCTTCGCCGGTAACCAGGTATGACCGGATTGCTGCCTCGACCATCTCAGCGACGGTCGCTTTTCCGGCGAGATCGCATTCCTTGGGGTTCCAAGCCCAGCGGCGCCACTCACGCTCGACGAGCCGGCACCACTTTGCGGCTTGCACATCGGTATAGCCGAACTTCTTCAACTGCGCCCGGCAGTTAAGCTTAAGCTCTTCGCCGATCGTGTCCGACAGGATCTGCGTGACCGCGCCGGCGATCCAGCCGCTATTGTGCAGGAAGTCGGTTGCGAGCGCAGATGCCCGATCGGCCGCCTCGCGGACGTCCCGCTTTGCGTCGCGCGTGATCGCCTTTCGCATCGCCAGAACGCCAGCACTGTCGCCGCGCAGATATCGGGCCGTGTGGCGGCGCGCCGGCGGACGCTGCGTACCCGGCGTGTGCACGCCGACAGCTTTGACGCGATAACGGGGTTTGGTTTCCGTCAAGAATACGCTCCCCATTTCTTGCGTTTGCGTGGACTGCCGGACGAAGGACCAGCAGGTTTTGTCGGCTTTGGTTGCTTACTGAACGGATTTTCGTCGGCGACCGAGAAGAGATCCTTCTCCTCGTCAGGCGCACCGTGCAGATCGCGGACCAGGTCGGCCCATCGATCGAGATTGAGGCGTCGCTTGTTCTGCAAGTGCCAGCCGAGCGCGTAGGCATAGACAGTGGCGTCAAACCAGTCGTTCTTGCGACCGATAATCTTCATCCACTTCTTGCCGGCCTTAGGCTTGACCATGCGGCGCGCGCGGCGGGTGATACTCGCCCGGGCTTCTTCTTCGGCATCGACGAGTTTCTCGCCGGTGAGCTCCTTCGCGAACTCCTCGTCGCACAGATCGGCGGCCAAGTGTATCGTGTTGCGCGGCCACTGGGCGCTATCCCCGCGACCCTGGACAAGGTTCGCCATAGCCGCGGTAACCGCCGTCTTCACGTCGAACAAACCGACGGGATAGAGCAGCACTTTCGCAACGACCTTCTTGAACCGGTCCTTGATGTCCTTTTTGACCGGCGTTCCAAGCCACGGCAGGCCGATCGGTTCACGGCCATCCAGCGGGTAAACATTGTGACGGCCGGCGCAAAACCGGTAAACGCGATCGGTGGCCCAACCCGAATCGACGCCTGAGAGATCAATGCCCTTTTCGGCATTCCCGCTTTCGGTCGGATACGCCCGGGCAAGAGCGTCGGAAAGAGCAATCCAAGGCTCGTCGCTTTGGTCGGGGGCACCTCCGAAGATCTCTCGATCAATCAACTGATACTGATCACGCGGGCCGATCGCATATACGACCCACTTGATGCCGTAGCCCTGCACGTCGGCGGCCGAGACGATAAGCGCCGCCCATGATGGAATGACGCGCGAGGGCAACAGATAATCTTTGACAGCCTCGACGATCTTTTCCCAGTCGACGGTCAGGCCAGCCGGGTCATAGGGTTCCGCCAGATCCTGCTGGCAGAATGTCCGCATCTTCGTCGTGTCGCCCTGCGCGTCTAGCCATCTCTGCCAGATATCGGCAAGCTTCTCGCGTGGTGCATAAGCGGCCCAGAGATGATAGCTCGGCTGCCAATCGCGGCACCTGCCTTCGCAAGGCGGGCAGATCCAGTCGGCGATATCGCACGCTTCAATCACCAGCGGCACGGCCGGGTCGTACTCATGAACGCGCCGGGCAATCCAATGCCCGCGGCTCATCATGTCTGGCTTGTGCCCGTCGAGGATTGAACCATCGCAGGACAGGCAACGCAGATGCACAGGCCCATCGTGCTCCGGCGGGCCACGCATCATGTCGAAGGACAGGGCCTGATACCGGCCGCAATGCGGGCACGGCAGATAAAAGTACCTCTGGTCACCAGCTTCGAAATCGTCGCTGATGGCGCACTCACCGGCAACGCCTGGCGTTGATCCCTGCCATTCTTTGGCGAGATCGCCATACATCTTCTGACGGGCGCGGGCCTGGTCACGAGGGCTACCGCGACCTTCGACGTCCTTCGGATAGCCGGTCACCTCGTCCATGGCGAGGTATTTGATCGACACCATCTGCAGGCCCTTTGAGGAACCTGCATTGACGATCTGGCAGAAGCCGCCGGCATAGCGTTTGAACGCTGTCGTGCTGCCCTGTTCGTCGCGGCTGCTGACTGGCAGCACCTTGTGACGGATACGGGGCGAGGCCTCGATCGTCGGATGCAGTTTGACGCGATTGAACTTCGTCGCCTCTTCCAGTGTCGGCAGCACGATCATCATCGAGCCGGGAGACTGGTCGACGACGAAGCAAAACCAGTTCTCGATCGCCGTCGACTTGCCGAGCTGCGCCGCCCACCGGCAGGATATCCTCCGCGCCGGATGGTCCGGATGCAGGCAATCCTGCGGCTCACGAAGATAAGGCACGCGTGCCGTGAGGAAATCTCCCGGCCAAGGCGAACCAGATTCCGCCGATACCTTCCGGTATCGATCGGAAAACTCGCTGATCGTCAGCTCTTCGCTCGGCTTGCTGGCCGCAGCCATACCGCTGAAGATCGCGACCGCTCCATTGGGCAGCTCCGGGAAACGCTCCCGGATATCGTGAACCGTCACTGCAGCTGCTGCCCGGCAGCTTCGATATCACGAGGATCATCGCCTGCGTCGTCCCGCCGGCGCATCGCATCCAACTTCTCGAGCACCAGCCGGTTGAAAACCGCAAGACCAGCCTTGGAAAAGCCTTTGAGCGCGAGGCGCACGACACGTTCTTCCCAGCCATACTTCAGCGACAGCGAAGAAGCTTCCGTTTCAATCGCCCGCTCGAAAGCCGACATCATCATGGCGATCGCATCGCGCCCCGCCTGGTCGACTTCCGAAACCGGCGTCAGCTCCCTGCGACGTTCCGCGAGATCCATTTCGCGAAGCTCTGCATCAGCTTGCGCCTTGCGCGCAGCGCCGTCGGACTGCGTGCCCGAAAACCTTGATGTCGGAGCCCCGCGCTGCGCCGCCGGCCGTGTCGCGGGCGTAGGCCGGATGCGAATGTTCTCGCTGCGGTGAGCTTGCAGCGCCGTGAAGTCGACGAGGTTCGATTTGCCTTCCGGCTTCAGCGGCAAAGCCTCGCCGTGCTGCTTCAGATATCGCGATAGGGTCGAGCGATCGACCGGATCACCTGCAGCCGTCAATCGAGCGGCTGCTTCCGTGATCGAAATCCATTCCTCGTCCATCGTGTACCATCCGTGCGCCGCACGTGTGCAGCACGTGTATCCGTGTACCGGTTTCGAAGTCTCTCACTGGCGAAATCTCGGGGTCGCCCCGGCCCGTGGGTGGCCGATTCTCTCGATACGGTCCCTGAACCGGGGGGGGTACCCCCGGCCCGACCCTCGGTCTACCGAGGCAGGAGGCGGTCGATCTCGTGGAGGACGCGCGGGGCGAGGTGATCTTCGATCAACTCGGACAAGACCTTGAGGAACTCGTCCGGGTTGTTCGTCACGTCATGAGCAGGGTTTGGACCGAACAACTCCCGAATGGGAAGCCGCTCCTTGCCTACCCGCTTCATGACACCGCGATGTCCGCTTTCCATCTCAGCGATGAAGGCGGACCGATAAGATCCTCTCGCCCTGACGCGAACACCGCGCGCGGTCTGGGTGGCGCCGAGGTCATAGAGTGAAATCCATCCGGACTTCTCAATCACCTCGATAGTGTTGCCGCCCGCATTGAAGTGCGCTTTGGTCAGCGCTGCGACCTTGCGGGTCGGCAGATCGGTACGCTCGGCGCTGCGCTTGACGATCCGTGTTCGGGCCATATCGCGCATGCGGCGCATTGCGCTCGCCATCGCCTTGGCCTTGATCGCCCCAGGGAGATTTGCGATCGCTCGCGAAAGCTGAGCGATGTCCCCAGCATCGATATGAAGCTCGGCGGTCAAATCAAAGCCTCACAAACGCGAAACCCGCCGGGCCATCGCCGAGCGGGTTTTTTATAACCTGTTTCTACGCTTCCAATGTATGTCAACACTCTGCCGCGTCGCAAGGTCAGATCTGTAATTTATTCTGAGGCCTTTTCAATGGGTTGCGCGGACGATTGGCGAGACGCTACCCGTGCCCACGGCTGCCTGTCCGGGGCGAATGGCTGCAAATCATTTGACTGCAGGCGCCCGGACAACTCGTAATACAGGTGTTCAAGGGCGTCTTGCCAGAGCTGCCAATCCAGACGCGAGAGGATCGCGCCGCGGATGGAGGTCGAAAGCTCGTGCTTTCGGTATGCGCCCTTCATTGGGCGCTGCTTTTTCCGGTCGAAGCCATCGGCCTCGTAGTGATAGACCCGGTTCAGCGCGTCGCGGCCCTTCTTCATGACGAACCACGCCGGCTTTCCCGCCTTCATCACCATCCTGACCGTGGGCTTCTCGGCCGTCCAATCCGGGCCGCGCCCGAGGATCGCATGGCTGGTGACGAGATTGACCACATGCCGTCCGTTCAGACGCTCGCCCTTCAGCTGCAAGGCCTGGTCGACGCTGGCGACTTCGGCCGCGATCAGCCCGAGCGTATCCTCCCATTCCGGGAACGGGTTCCAGACGCCCTCGCCGCTATAGCCGAAGCTGCCGAATTCGGCCATCGCCCGGACGGCCTCGCCAACCTTGACCGCATCCGCGTGAGGCGCTGCCTGCGCCGATATGAAATCAGGAATGACGCCGTAGACGTTCGGGCTGCGGTCGATGATCGTTCCCAGCACGGCCATATCGCTCGTCATGCTCCAGGCCTGGCTATAACCAAGCCCGCCAGCATCGGCCATTGGCGCGCCTACCTTGCAGAGCTCCTGCGTAAAAGCCCAATTCAACAGCTGCTCAATGGTTACTTTTTTCATCACTTTCAGCCCTTGGATAGTTTGGATAGTTCTAGATAGTTCATTGGATAGTTTTATTGTTTGTATTCAGTGATTTAGATAGTTCGGATAGTTATCTCGCCTTATTAGAGGTGTTTGTTGTCATCCCCCTTCCCCCGCTTTTCACGCGCGTATAGGCGCGCAAAAACTATCCGAACTATCCAAGTCATTGATTTTCCTCCCCTCACCCCTCCGAAAACCCTCCAGAAACATCCGAAAAACTATCCGAACTATCCGGTTTTGGAGCGTTCGCGATGGCACGGGTGGGGTTGCGGGGATCATCAAAAGACCTCCGGCAAGGGCGCATCATCGTCGAACCGGCCTGGTGGCGGCTGCGGCCCAGGATCGTCATGGCGCGGCTGCGGCACGTCTCTGAGGCGAATGCCGAGATAGAAGACGAGGCCAGACGTCTCTTTCTTGAATTTCTTCCCCATGGCCCGCCCGAAGGCCGTGACGTTCATCGGCTTGCCGCCCTCGTCCTCGGTAAACCGGCAATAGGCGGCATAGAGGAATTTCGACTGCAGCGGCGGCGCTTCCTCATCCTTGACCACACAGCGAGCCACGAAGGCCGACGTTCGGTCCATATCGTCCCTATAATCCTGCGTCGCGGCCTTGACCGCTTCAGGGATGACGAGGCCCTCGCGCAGATAGATGCGCACGCCATCGATCAGCCAGTTGAGGATGCCGGGATATTCCGGCCGGAAATACGCGATCATCTCGTCGAACGGTCGCCGCTCGGCTTCCGGCACCTTCACCGGCCAATGCACGACGGCCATGCGTCTCCAGATGCCGTCGTCATTGCCGGTGATGCGGGGATAGCCGTTCCCGCTCATCTGGACGACGAAGATCGGGTCGAAATCCATATATCCCTGGAAGAGATCGCGCGCCGTGATCGTTTCGCCGCCCGTTAGCTCCTTGACCAGGTTCTCCTTCAAGTCCTCGCCTTCGGGCAGCTCCTTGACGCGCAGCAGCCGGCGGCCGAGCAATCGGGCAAGGTCTGGCGAGGCGCCGCCAGAGGATCCGCTCTCGCCGATCAAGCTGGTGGCCGGCAGGGTGACCGCTACCTCGCCCAAGAGCCTGCAGAGCGTCTCCATGTATACGGATTTGCCGTTCGCGCCGTCGCCATAGTGAAAGAACAGCTTCTGCACCGTCAGCCCGACCAGGCCGAGGCCTGACGATACTTGCACCAGTCGCCGCACGTCAGCGTCTGGCAGCATCGTCTCGAGGAATCTCGTCCAGCGCGGGCATTTCGCCTTCGGCTGATAATCGACCGGAACCACGTGCGTGATCAGATCCTCGCGCCGATGGCCGCGGTTGACCTTCACGTCGGCCTCGATGCAGACATCGACCATCTCCGGCACATTAGGCGTCTCGGCCGCGCTGATGAATTTAGGGTTCTTCCGCCGCTCCATCCGGGACTGGAAGCTGATGGTGGCGTTATGCACGGCAAAGCGCATGCGATCGGCGTTCAGATCATCGGGCGATCGGATGATGTGAGGCGCAGCGCAGGCGAGCGCGGCATTCATGCGCGCGACGTTCTTCGATGAGACGGCATGGTCGAGCCGTCGCTTCACGCGTTTGGAAAAGGCCTCAAGCGCCTTCTCGCGGCTGGCGATCAGTCGCCGCTTGGTGACGTCGAGATCCTCACCCGCCTCTTCAGCTTCGGCTGCCGCCTTGCCTGCATCGATTTGATCCTGCTCCTTCTGCGTCGGCTTGATGTAATGCCGCTCAAGCATGATGCGGTCGCCGAGCTGCTGGACGATTGCCAGCGATTTCGGCCCACCATTGGCGATATCCCAATGAGTTCCCGTCCAGACGGCATAGAGCGCGGCCTTCGCCTTCTCCTGCGACACGACGAGCAGATCATCGCCGAAATGCTTCAGCAGCCGCTTACCGTTGTCCGTGTCGGAATGGTCAAGGCCTGCGCAGTATTCGAGCGTCTGCTTCAGCTTGTCGGCGTCGTCGGGCGGCGCCGCCCCATGGTCGAGAGTTTCGGCATGGTCATCTGCGACGGGTGGGGTTTCGGGGTCGATTTCTCCGCGCTGCACCATGGCAGCCTGGATGATCTCCTTGAGACCATCCGGCATTTCAGTCGATACGATGTCGAGCACGCCCTTAGACCCTCTTGCATAGCAGACTGGCGAAATCCGCCCCTTCGGGCGGCCACCAGATATTGACCGACCGGCCGGGAGCGGCGAGACGGGCTTTCGCCCGCGCCATCGCGGCCGCGGTGAAATAGAATTCGCTGTCGCCGTCGGCGAGCAGCACGATGCCCTTCACATGAGAAGGCACCTGGATTGCATCCATCGGCTCCTGGTCAGGCTTCGGATGAGGATAGACGCGCACCTTCTGGCCGCCCCGCGTCACATGACTTTCGCTCTTGCCAGCGCCGCGATCGGCGGGGCCAGCAAGATTGCCGAGATCACCGGCGGCGAAATAGAATGTGCCCGGATCGAAGCGTTCGTAACCGGCGACCGCGAGCACCGTCTCGATGCCTTCGCCGCCGACCCAGCGCAAAGCTTCCATTTCACCGCAAAGCGGTATCAGGCCGCCGCTCTTTGCGCCGCGCATCTTTTTCGTCGGCAATGGCTCGCCCTTCTCGTCCTTGCCGAGATCAGGCCTGAACTTCGGCCCACGCTCCATGTCGATCCATGTCAGATGACTGCCGATGATCTTTCCCTCGAGGTCGACGAAGGGCGCAATTTGCGCATATCCGGAATAGATCGACACCGGCCGGCCCATCTCATCGAGACCGTGCCAATAGCTGAGACGCGGGTTGAAGCGCAGGCATTCGAATACACGGTCGACCATGGCGAAGCCGGTGCGGGCGCTCAGATATGCCCGCAGACGCCCGTCTTCCGGATCTGGCGCGACGGTCGCATTGAGATAGATGCCTCGCGCCTTATCGATCTCCTTTTGCCTGTACCGATCCTGCTCGCGCTGGCGGTCGGCCTCCTTTGCTTCACGCTCGGCCCTCGCCTTCGCCATGCGTTCCAGACGGGCGGCGCGCTGCGTATCGGTCTCGCGCTCGGCCTCGTCGGGCAGCGTTTCGCCAAGTGCCGTTGCGCAGGCCTCCAGCAGCTCGGCGCGCGTATGCAGGTCGAGACCGAGGACGAAGCCGACCAGGCCGACACCGGTGCGCCCGCCTATGCTGCAGCCACGGCAGTTCCAAGCCCCCTTGACCAGGTTCACGGAAAACCGATCCTTGCCGCCGCAATGCGGGCAAGGCTGACCCTTGTCGCCGCGCTTGATCTGTAGGCCGAGCCGCTCGACGGCTTCGCAAACCGTCACACTTTGAGCCCGGTCGATGAATTCCGTGATGATGGGATTGCTCATTGCGACCTCACACCAGAAGCGGCTGAACCGAGCCGTCGGCAAAGACCGCATCGAGGGGCGTGTCGGCGCGAGGCTCGTCCCCGTCCCATTTGTCGGGCCAGGTGTTGAGAGCGATCAATTCCCTGATGCGGGCCTCTTCCTCAGCGTTGAGTATGTCGACGAGAGGACGGCCGAGCCGGATCGCGTCCTCATTGCATTCGGTCTGGATCGCCAGGATACGATCCAGGGCATACAGGCGAGCCTCCATGGTCAGCGGCCCCATTCTCTGCGGGTTGGCGGCGATGCTGCCGTCTTTAAGCCGCTCGACGCCCGATTTCCGCAGCCGGTTCTGCGGCAGCCGAAGCTCTCTGTAGAGCGGCTTCAGGCCGAGAAGCGGCGCGAGGTAGGCCCATTTTGGAATGCGGATGACGGTCTTGAGGCCAAGATCTTCCGCTGCGAGCGAGCATCCTATGCAGCCGGTCCGCGCATTGATCTCCTCCGCCTCGTCGCCGCCGTAGGCGTCGGCAACTATCATCGTCTCCCAAGCACCATATTCGGCCATCGGGGCATAGATTTTCAGCCAATCGAAGACGTTGCAGACGCGCCAATGCAGAAGCGGCGCAAGCGTCGCGATCCGCCCGCGGATGCCCTTCGCCTCCGGCAACACCTGCTGGTACCAGCCCTGCCCGCATTCGGCGCCGTCCTTACCGCAGGACATGGCGATGCGCCCGTCGCGGATCGCGCTCTCGCCCTGCCGGACGCCTGTTATCATCAGGATGGAGCCGTCCAGTTCGTCGATCCGACGCTCCAGCGCTGCCGTCATCGGATCGACCTTGATCTGCCGGGTGCACCAACGCAGCGTGTTGTTGTTCGGCGGCGGCACGCCCCGGCCGAGCATGTAGACGTAAAACCGCTTATCGAGCGGTGCGGTCACCACTTCGCAATGGATGCCCTTGGCACGCAGACGTTCAAAGAGGAGATTGGCAGAGAGGGTGAGCGGCGTTAGCTCCATGCGCGTATCGGCATAGAGTATCGATATGGACCTTGGTGGCGCCAGCCGCCTGGCCTCGATCAGATGCAGGACGACTGTCACCGTCGACCAGCTATCCTTGCCACCGGAGAAGGCGAAAACCCAATGGTCATGCGCCGGCCCGTAAGCCTGCATGGATTGCAGCGTCAGCTCAACCGCCTCGTCATAAACGAGACGCTGGCCGCCAAACAAGGTCGGTTGGTCGAAACGCCCACTCATGCGAAGCTCCAACTAAGCTCGGACAAAAGTGTCCGATTTCCCTTGACAGTCGGACACTTTTGTCCGAATATGCTTGTGCAAATAGCGGAGAAGGCAATGAACAAACGTGATCGTTTCATCGCCGCTCTAAAGATCGACGCCGAGGCCAAAGGCTTGAAGTTCAAGCTGGAGAAAGGAAGAGGAAAAGGTGGGCACGCAATGCTCTGGGTGGGCGATAAGTTCACCACTCTCCCGAGCCGAGAAATCGATCCTGTGACGGAGCGGAAAATACGGAAGGCGCTGGGACTGTAAAAAGTCCCGGCTCCGGCCGATACGAAAACGATCCGAATGTAAGAAAAAGTACACGTGAAAGTCCAAAAGGAAGTCAAGAAAGGTTCAAGAATGTGAAAACGTACAGATACCCAGTGACGTTGGAGCCGGGCGATACACCCGGCGTCATCGTTGCAAGTTTTGCCGACGTACCGGAGGCCATCACCGAAGGCGACGACGAAACAAATGCGAGAGAGCAGGCGTCTGACGCTCTTGGGCTTGCTCTCCTGGTGTATGTCAGAAGCGGTCGCGATCTCCCTCCCCCCAGCAAGGGAAAGGACCTGATCGCTCCTCCGGCGGATGTCGCGGCAAAGCTTGCCGTGATCGAGACCTTCAAGGCCTCGGGGTTGTCGAGAATTGAGCTTGGCAGACGTCTTGGAAAAGACGAAAAACAGGTTCGCAGGATCCTCGACCCCATGCACGGAACGGACATCGGATCGCTCGACAACGCTCTCTCCGCAATGGGGAAGCGCCTGGTGATAGGCCTCGAGGCCGCATGAGAGCAGGAGAGACGCGGGATTGACCCGCGTCTCTTTTTTTATGGCGGCGTCAACACGCATGACCATCAGCCCCCCGCAACGACCGACCGCGCCGCATGCAGCGTCCGGCAGACCGCGTCCTCGCCGACACCAAGCAGCTCGCCGATATCGGCCGTGTCGAAATGTCCGGAATTCCACAGCACGATCGCCGCCAAGGCCTGGCGATCGTCCATCTTGCCGCTCATAGCGGATGAGGTTGCCCGCCTCGGATCTGCCCTATCCAGCATGGGCGATCCTCCCCATAAATGACTGCAGGTCCTCTTCATTGGCGATCCGCAGCTGCCCCATCCGCGTCAGCGCATCGAGCGCCAGGTCGAGCGCTTCCGGCCAACGTTCACGATGCAGCGCGATGAACGGCGTCCCGCGCGTCCAGCCGCGCAGCAGGTGCGGCTTGGTCACGCACCGCATGTCGCCGACCTGCAGCAGGTCGAGGCCGAATTCGCGGGCGGTGCGGTAGCACTGGACGATGTCGGGCGCGACGATCAGCAGGATGCGCTTGCGTTCCGGCTTCATGGCTGCACCGCCTCGGCGTCCGGCTGGCTGACGAGGTTCCCGTCGAGCGGCACGTGCGGCCGTCCGGTGATCCGCTGCAGGCGCTCCTCCATGTTGCGCGCCTCGATCTCGAAGCCGCGCAGGATCAGCGCCTCGCCGACCTTGCCCGGCTCCTTTTCCTTGCTTTGGCGCAGAATGCGGATCGAATCGGACAGCACGGATCACGCCTCCGCCATGATCGACGCCAGAAGCGCCGAGCCCTTCGGCGTCGCGGCATAGTTCGGCGCCTTGCCCGGCCCGATCTCGCCCATGCGCACGATCAGCCGCGCGCCCATCAGCTCGGCCAGCACGGCGTCGACCGCGCCGTCGGGAATGCCGGTCTCGCGGGCTATCTTCAGCTTGCCCGCCGTCCAGCCGCCCCTCTCGGCCGAGAGCCTGCGCAGAACGCGCAATGCATTGCGCCCGATCCCGGCGCGGGCCAGCACCGTCTCCGGAATGTGCTCCGGCGCGGTGCGTTCTTCTGCGACCGATGAAAGGTTGAACTGGTGGCGCGCATCGATGATCTGGCGGACGGCATGGCGGCTGACGCCGAAGGCCTTGGCGATCCCGTCCTCGCTGTCGCCGCGCTCGCGCATCAGCGCCAGGCATTCGGTGCGCATATGCGGCGGCATGGCGAAGAGGTTTTCGCGGGTCACGGCCGCGCGCCCGAACATGATCACTTCCATCTGGACACCCTCGACTGGCTGGGGAAAACGGCGACTTTCTCCGAGGCCGTGGCCTTGGCCGCGGCGTTGGAATTGACGAGATCGGCAAACGACCTGACGGGAGCGTCGGAGAGATCGGCGACCGCTTCGGCGAGGATCTTTGCCTCCGCCGCGCGCCGCTTGGCGTTCCATTCGTCGATCCGCTGGAAGAAGGCCTCGCTGACACCCTCGATGCCGCCGGCTGCCTTCCGATCCTCCCACGCCAGCTGCGCTTCGTCGGGCCGCTTGTCCGACCAGGCGAACCACTGCCCGATGCAGCGTGCCCCTTCGGGAATGGCTGCTATCTCGCCGGCCTCGGTCAGGATCCGCGCAAAGGGCGGGCAATCACCGAGCGCGCAGCCGAGCACCGAAAGGCAGGCGCGTTCGGGGTTATCGGTCACGATGAAGAGGCGGACCGGCTCCATTACTCCGCCGCCTCCATCAGGTCGAAGAGGCTCGGCATGGCCCGGTTGCGGGCCTCCGCCTCGACATATTTGCAGCCGTCGAGGAAATATGCCGGGTTCAGCTCCACCGCCTCACCGCGCCGGCCAAGCTTCAGCGCCCGATAGGGCACCGTCATCAGCCCGCCGAACGGATCGAAGACGGTCTCATCAGGCTCGGAATATTGCGCGATCGCCCGATCGACGATGTCGAACTGCAGCGGGCAGAGGTGAAGCTCGCGGCCGGCGCCGGCCTGCAGCGTGTTCATCGACAACATGCGGGTGACATCGGTCCAGACGTCATCCTGCTTGGAGTGCGGCGGCAGCAGCATGAAGGTCGAGGGCAGCATGCCCCGCTCTTCCAGCGCCTCGGCAATCTTCACGTGATGCTCGAAGTCATAGACAGCATCCAGCTGATATTTCTTCCAGAGCCTGAAGATCTGGCTGGCCTCGAGGCCGAACAGCTCCTCCGGCTTCAGGCTGCGGTTTCCGGATGACGGCATGAAGCCATGCGCGTCCAGTTGCCAGCGGGCGCGGGAATATCCCTCCGGGTTTTCCCACTCGCCGGTCTCGCTGACATGTTTGCGCTTCAGCTTCTTGACCGGCCGATCGGCGTATCCGTTCGAGGCGTCCGACGGCGGCTTGCGGAAGATCAGCAGATATTCCGGCATGCCGTTGCCCATGCGGGAACCGTCCTTGCACTGCTCGGACCAGCCGAGCCGATAGGTCTGGTTGTTCTCGCGAACCACATCGGTGGTGATCGTCTTGCGCGACAGGAAGGCAAAGCCGTGTTTCTTGAAGCGGGCGACGCAATCGTCGGAGAAGGGATAGACCGTCTGGAAGCCGAGGCCGGTCATGCCGCCTGGCACGATCCGGTCCTTCACGTGGATGGCGGCGATCCGCCCGGGCGAAAGAACGCGCAGCAGCTCGGGGATCAGGAAATCCATCTGCTGCCAGAAATGGTCGTTGTCGTCGGTATGCCCGAAATCGGCATAGTTCGGCGAATATTCGTACTGCGTTGAAAACGGGATCGAGGTGACGATCAGGTCGACGCTGTCGGCCGCCATCCGCTGGCATTCGACCACGCAGTCGCTGTTGACCAGCCGGTAACCCTCACCCTTCACCTCGATCCGCTCGACGCCCATGGCGCGCTGCAGGCTGGACGCCATCGCCGCGGCCGACAGTCCATACTCCTTGATGAGCCCGGTCATGACAGCCCTCTGCTCGTTATGGCGGCGCCACTTGGCTTCCAGGTTGTCGCGCGCCGGCCGCTCGGCCTCGGTGTAGATCAGGTCAAGGCGCACCTGGTGCGTCTGCAGGAATCGCTGGATGCGGTGCACCGCCTGGATGAAGTCGTTGAATTTGCAGTTCAGGCCGAGGAAGATCGCCCACCAGCAATGCCGCTGGTAATTGCCGCCGGAGCCGAGCATGACGGGCTTGCCGGCCATCTCCGCCAGCTCGCCGTTCGAAAAGGCGACGATCGTCTTCTCGCGCTCGTCGAGGTCCTGCGCGCCGTAGACGGTGGCGATGCCGGGAATGGCCGCCTCGATCGCCAGCCGCTCCGCCTCCAGATCGTGCCAGATCAGCCGGTGCGCGTCGGGATCTTCGGCGCGCAGCTCCATCATCTTGGCTATACGGGCGTCGATGCTGTCGCGCTTCTCGCGCGCGGCGTCGGGCAGCGAGGCGGCGGCATTGCGCAGCAGCCTGCCTTGCCCGTTCCGCTCCAGCCCGGCGGCGCGGTGATCGGACGGCAGCTCGTGCCAGTTGACGATCATCTCGGGAAGGTCGAAGCCCTCGTCGGAGAAGCCGAGATCCGAAGGCTTCTCGACGAACAGGCCCCAGCTCGCCACCCACAGCCAGAACTCGCGTTCCTTGTGCGGGTGGATGGTCAGCGTGTCGGCCTTTTCGGAATTGCGCTTGAAGAAGCGCGTCTTCGCCTGGCCGACATCCATTACCTCGAGGAATGCCGAATAGGCCAGCATCTCGATGAATTCGTTCGGGCTCGGCGTCGCCGTCGCCACGAACTTGTAGGGGATGCCGTCGAAGAGCCGCATGAATTCGCGGAAGGTCTTCGAGCCGCCGAAGCCGCGCAGGCACGCCGCCTCGTCGAGGCTCGCGGCATTGAATAGGCGCGGGTCGAGCTTGCCGTCGCGCACCGTCTCGTAATTCGCCATGTAGAGACCGGTCTGTCCGGCCTCGGCGATCGAGCGGATGAAGGTCAGCGACGGAATGCGCTCCGGATGGCCTTCCTGCCAGGCGCGAAGCTCGGCGCGCTGCGCATCCGAGATCTTCGGATGAACGCCGGTCGCCAGCATCTCGCAGTCGCGGCGGAACTCGACGCGCACGCCGAGCGGAATGACCATCAGCCCGCGGCCGCCGAAGCGGGCGGTGATGATGCGAAGAAGCTCGATCTGGATGACGGTCTTGCCGAGGCCGAAGGCGGCGAAGATCGCCCGGCGGCCGCCACGGCAGGCCCATTTGATGATCGCCTTGTGATGCGGCAGCAGGATCGGGTTGATGTCGTCGTCAGAGACCTCGAACCCGCCTTCCGGCGCCATCTGGATTTTCGCGTGCAGGAAAGAACCGTAATCCATCACCGCCCCTCACCGCGCGAAATCGCTGCGTGACCGGGGCAATAGGCGCTGTCCGGCGTATCCTCGCCGCGCCTCGGCAGCCCGCAGCACGGCATGTCCGGCCCATCCGCATCCCTGAAATCGGTCAGCGGCCAGGCGCACTGGCGAGAGGTGAGATCGATGAACGGAACCCCTGCGGGCGCGCCCCCCTCCAGCACCGCGCCGCGATGCGGAAAGGGCGTCGACGAGGTCGGCTTCGGCGCATAAGCGATCAGGCCGAAGCTCGCGAGCCTTGCCGGAACTTTCGGCTTGCTCACCTGCGGCTTTGCCGGCTTCTGTTCCCGCACGACCTTCTCACGCGCCGCACGAGGCTTGGCCTCGGTGGCCCCTTTGCCCTTGCCGCGCAGGGGAAATCGTGCCCGCTCGCGGTTCATGATGCCGAGCACCGAGTTGCGGCTGACGCCTTGTACTTTGGCGGCGATCAACGTGGCGGACTGGCCGTCCTTCCACATCTTCTCCGCAAGTGCGATGCGCTCTTCCGTCCAGACTGGCTTCTTGTTGTTCATGACGCGTCCGCCTTCTTCACCACGTCGACGATCGTCGCCATGCAGGCCGCCGCGTCGGCGCCATCGCCAAGCGCCTTCACTGCACGTCGCGCCGCCTTGGCGATTTCCTTGTTGGCCGCGCCGCGCTTCTGGCGGATGCGGTCGCGATCGGATTTCTGTTTCGGCCCGCCGTGATCCATCAGAGGCGCACCTCCTCGGGCGTGATGTTGCCGCAATGGGCGCAGTAGCGTTCGATCACTTCGGCGACCGCGAGCACGCGCCGGCATTCCGGGCATTCGTGGGTTTTCGGGAAGGCTTCGTCGGAATGGAGGCCGATCCCGTGTTTGGCGGCAATGGCTTCCAGTTCCCCGGCCCTGATATTGAGCGTCCGCCTCGGCGAGATCATCGCCTCAGCCCTCCGCGGTCGTGCGGACACGCGCCAGCACGTCCTGCACGTCCATCATGTGCGTGCTGAGCTTGCACTCGATCTCGCGCTTCTCGCCCTCGTCGACCGTGTCGTCGGCGACGGCGGCGTGAATGGCGCTGACGACATGCATCAGCCCCTCGAGCAGGCGCACCGTGTCCTTGACGCCGATCGGCGCTGCAACGGCGCCGTCGACCGGCACCAGCCGATAGCCCTGGATGGCGGCAAGCGCCTGGGTGATCAGCGGCGCGCCGGCGGCAAGCTCGGCGTCGAGCACCACGTCGACGGGCATGAAATCGGGATAGGCCGGGCCGACATATTTGTTGATCTGGCTTTCGCTGACCCGCGTCACCTCGGCGAGCTGCGCCGCCGTGCCGGCATGCGTGACCGCGCTGCGCGTCGCCGCCTTGAGCCGTGCCTGCTGATGTTCGTGCGATGCGCGCATGGTCTATCCCTCGGAAAGTCAACGAAGTTTCACGGCCCCGAACTTCGTTGGCGCGGGGGCGATCGGCGTTTAGCGATGGTGGCGAGGCGTCAGGGAGCTGACGCGGTCGGGCTTACGGAGGGCCGCATGCGAGACGAACGAGAACAAGGGTGCCCGAGAAGCCGCGATGCCGCTGCAGCCTCCGGATCTTTTCGATCGCGCCTGTCGGCATCCGCGCTCCGGGCATGCTGGTTGCAGGGGCCGGATTTGAACCGGCGATCTCGTGGGTATGAGCCACGCGGGATGACCACTTCCCTACCCTGCGGAAGAAAAGCCGGCCGGGGTGCCTGGAGTGCCGCACTCCGGCCGGAAGGTGCGCCGAGTGAGGGCGGCGCTGGGAGAACTTTGTTACGACGGAAGCGGTCATTGGGTAGCCTCCGCGAGACATACCGGGCGCGGAATATCGATGGGCCAATCGGAGCCCTCCGGCCAACTATGAGAAAACCAGGCAACGACCTCGTCATATTTCTTGGCTGTAAAGGTCTTCCCCTCACGAATGCGCGTGAAAAAGCGGCCGTCCGCAGCACAATGACGTCCAATGGTCGTCTCTTCGAGCTGTTTGATCTCGGAGAAGCGTTCGCAAAGGGTCAGGAGATGACGAGCGAGTTCAGTTTCCATAAGAATGTTATAGTGGGAACCATCCCACCATGCAATAGGAAACATCCCATTAGCGCAAGGAGGGGGAAATTTCCTATTCTCCCACTATGAGCGCACTTCAAAAAATCGTAATTGACCGACTTGCCGAGCTGGAAGTTAGCGCGATCGTCGCTGCAACCAGAAAGGGCCTCCCCAGAGACTTCATTCGCGATATCGTTCGAGGAAAAAAAGCAACGATAACTGCGGAAAATCTTTGGATGCTGGCAGAGGCGCTGGAGCTCGACGCAGAGGCACTTTCTCGCAACGAAGCGATCCCTGCGAATCGAACCGAGAAGCCTGAAGCTTCCGCTGATCTGGGCCAGATTGCATCATCAGCGACTCGGACGAACGCGAGTTTTCCGCCGAAATATCAACAGTTCCCGCGGGACGGATACATCCCTCTGCGCGGCCAGTCGGTTGGCGGTCCAAATGGCAGGTTCGTTCTGAACGGTGCAGAAGTCGGGCGCCTGTTCGTCCCGCCGATGCTCGAAGGCGTGGAGGGCGCGTATGCCGTTCGGGTTTACGGCACATCGATGGAGCCACGGTTCAAGGCGGGGGAAACTGTTTGGATCAACCCCAATGAGCCCGTGCGCGCCGGCGATGATGTGATTGTCCAGGTCCTCACCGACGAAGAAAATGAACGCGAAAGCTACATCAAAGAATTCAGGTCGCAGTCACATAAGGTTACGAGGCTTTGGCAGCATAACCCCGACGAAGGGGAACGGAACGAGTTGGAGTTCGACACTAAAAGAGTGTTCTCGGTTCACAAGATCGTCTTTCACGCTACGGTCTGAAGCTCGGCAGAAAGCCATGTCGGTCGCAAGGTGAGATTTCGAGCTGAAGGCGGAGCTTTAGGGCATTCACTACAGCGAATCTTCCGGCACAACTGCATATAGTTGTGCACTCCCAAGCGAGACGCTTGTCGAAGGTTCGACAAGCGGAGCAGGCGAGAATGACCACAATCGTCGCAGGCGACATACAGGCTCTCCAGCTCGATTACGAGGCGGAAGGCATCCGGATGGTTTACTGCGCTCGGTTGCATTTCTCTCTCCATGTTCTTTTTTCGTTCTGGTTATAGGAAGCAGGATCAGCCGCAAGAGTCCAGCGGATTTTGATTCGTTTTTCGTAGCCCTTAGAGCGAGCTTCCCACAGCTTCTACACGAGCGTGGGTTTTGTCCCACTATCTTGCTTGCAAAGTGGGACGTTTCCCACTATAACAGTTCCCACGCTCATTTTGAGCCGCTTGAAGGGAACCGTCATGCTAACAACTACCTGCCCCGCATCTAAGCCGCATCACGCCGTCGTCGGCCGCGACATCGTTAAGGAAATGGCCGATATCATGCGCGCCTATCCGAGCTGCACTTATGACGATCTGCGCGCCGAAGGCTTCACCGCCCGCCAGATCGACAATTATCGCCTGCCGGCCAAGAACCTCGCCGATCGTCTCGCCACACGCCGCATCGCCTGACCCGCGATCGGCTTGGCTATGGCCCGTCCGTCACCCCTCGGACGCGGCCATTTCCAAACCGATCAGAGAGGGCTTTCCATGGATCATTTCACGCCATTCGGCGCGCGTGTCGAACCGCCGCCCGTCATTCCGGTCGAGCTGCGCCCGCGCGCGCCCTTCTGGCTGGTCGCGCTCATCTGCAGCCTCTCCTGGGCCATGGCGCTGATGGCGCTGCTGGCACTCGGCTGGTCGACCTATCACGGCCTGACGAAGGTCAACCAGCAGATCGCCTGGGCGGAGCGCGTCTGATGATCGAGATCGCCACCATCACCGGCTGGGGACTTGCCGCGGCCTTCATGATCCTCTGGATCCTCGGCATGCGCCTGCGCGCCTATGCCATCTACGATCATGAGATGCAGCTGCGCGCACACATGCGTATCGCCGTCGATTTCGTCACCGATGTCGCCGAGCCCGCCACGCACGATCTCTTCTCGGCCGTCGAGTTCCTGCCATCCTGGCTGGCGGGCAATATGGCCGTCATCGACGCCGAATGGCCGCAATGGCGGCCCTATCTCGCCGCCCGCCTCGCCGGCCGGAAATGGGAGACGCGCGCATGATGGCGGTGCGCCTCACCAAGGATCCGATCTTCGCCAATATCGGCCGCGGCCGCCGGATCGATATCGGCCTCATCGACCCCGATGCGGTCGATTTCCGCCTCATGGCCGCAACGCTCGCCAAGCAGGCGCGCTTCGACGGCCGCCATGAAGGCCCGCACGCGCTCTCGGCGGCGCAGCACGCCGTCCAGGGCGCGCAGGCGATCGTCCGCGAGAGCGGCGACATGCGCCTCGCCGGCCTCTTCCTGTTGCGCGACGGCCATCAGCTTTTCCTCGGCGGCCGGTCGAGCCCGGCCGAGCATCTGCTGCACGTCAAGTCGGGAACCGACCTCGACCACATCACCCGCCAGATCAAGTCGGCATGGGATCTGGCGATCTACCAGGCCGCCGGCATGCAGACGCCCGACGGCTGGACGAAGGCGACGCGCGACGCGCTGCAGCGCATGGACGTGCGCATGACACGCGCCGAGGCGATCACACTCTTCGGCGAACGCGCCGCCGTCGATTTCCCGAACGTTCCACCGCCGCAGACGATCGGCTCGCTGCATCCGTGGCCGGCCAGCAAGGCCGAGGTCGAATTCATCTTGTTTCTCCAGCGCGCCACCGGCCGCGCCGACATCGGGAGGGTCTGATGGCAGGCTCCATGAACCGCGCCACCCTGATCGGCCATCTCGGCGCCGATCCCGAAATCCGCCGCACGCAGTCCGGCAATCCGATCGCCACCCTCAATCTCGCCACGTCGGAGACCTGGGCGCGACAAGCACAGCGGCGAGCGCAAGGAAGCGACCGAATGGCACCGCATCGTCGTCTTCAACGAAGGCCTCTGCGATGTCGCCGAGAAGTACCTGAAGAAGGGCGCCAAGGTGCTGATCGAAGGCGCGATCAAGACTCGCAAATGGCAGGACCAGCAGGGCCAGGACCGATACTCCACCGAGATCGTCCTTTCCTCATTCGACAGCAAGCTGCTGATGCTCGATCGCACCGGCAATGGCCGCGCCCCGCCGCCCGACAGCAGCGAGGATTACGGCCGCCCTTCCGGCCGCACCGACACCAGCTATGGCGGTGGCGCTCCTGCGGGCAGCTTCTCCCGCGATCTCGATGACGACATTCCCTTCGCGCCCGAGTGGCGCTGACAAGGCCTCCTAACCCGAAAAGGCACCTCTGATGCAGATCATACGCGACGCGCAATCCCTCCTCGGCATGCTGGAGAGCGGCGAACTCAACCAGGAAATGACCGAAAAGCTGACATCGGTTCTGGAAAAGCTGCTCGAGCTTTCCAACGACCGGCCGAATGTCACCTACAAGGGACAGGTCTCCCTGGTGCTCAACCTCTCGGTCAAGAGCGGCATGGTCGAGATCAACGCCGATATACCGCCGCCGAAGCTGCCGAAGCTGCCGCGCAAATCGAGCGTCTATTGGGTCATCGAGGGCGGCAGGCTTTCGACCGAGCATCCCCAGCAGCACGACATGTTCGCCGGTCCTCGCGAGATCGACCGGACACGCCAGTAAGCCACCTCCTCCAATCAGAAGGGCATCCCAATGGATCAGCTATCCGAAACCGCCGTCAACGCAGTCGCCGCGCTCGCCAAGAAAAACGGCGTTGTCATTGACTATATAGCCACCCCCGCCGACGTTCCCGGCCTGCCGAAGAAGGTGCCATACGTCCTCGATCCGGATGATGGAACCGCACGCAGCGTCAAGAGCATCATTGACGAATGGCGGCTGACGCCGCAGCGCAAGTCCGGTACCGCCAAGGTCAAGACGCTCGAAAGCTTCATCGACCTGGTCGAGCGCCACAAGACCGAGCATTCCGTCATCTTCGCCGATACCGACTGGCAGAAACCCTCGCTGACGGCCGTGATCGACTATCACGACAAGACGAATGGCGGCGCGGCCGACAACGGCAAGCATCGCATCCATTACGAATTCCCCCTGTCGGACAGCTGGAAGGCATGGATCAAGATCAACGGCGAACCGCTCGAACAGCTCAAGTTCGCCGAATTCATCGAGGATCACATTGCCGACCTCGCCTCGCCCGACACGATGGAGGAGGAGGATTGGCGCCATAAATTCTCCTTTCGCGTCGCTTTCCCGAACGAGCTCGTTTCGCTCTCGCGCGGCCTGCAGGTCGCCTCCGAGATGAAGGTGAAGAACGTCGTCTCGCTCCAATCGGGAGCGGCGCAGATCAACTTCGAGGAAGAACACCGCGACGCGGCCGGCAACAAGCTCGACGTGCCCGGCATGTTCATCCTCTCGGTCCCGCCCTTCTTCCGCGGCGAGCCGACGCGCATCCCCGTCCGCCTTCGTTACCGCCTGTCGAGCGGCAAGCTCTTCTGGATCTGCCAGCTCTACCGCCCCGATGTCCACATCACCGAGCAGGTGGTGCGCGACATGGAACGCGCCGGCGCCGACACCGGCCTGCCCTATTTCCAGGGCGCGCCCGAGATGCAGGGCTGACATCATGACGCAGCCGGTCCGCCTTCAATTGTCCCGGCATGCAGGGTTTGATCTTCAAGCCCTGTCGCGCGGCACGAACGGCCTCGATGCCGTCAATGTCGCGCGCCCGTCGGCCTTCGGCAACCCCTATGTCGTCGGCGGACCGGTCGACCGCAAACAGCTCGGCCGTTGGGGATGGAAATTCAGACACCTCGATTATGTCGCAGTCGACAACGCCGATGCGGTCCGCCGCTTCGCAGCCGTTCTGGTTTCCGACGAGGCGATCCACCAGCACGTCACGCAATCGCTCCGCGGCCGCAACCTCGCATGCTGGTGCGCGCCCGATGAGCAATGCCACGCAGACATCCTTCTGCGTTTCGCAAACCGCGAGGTAACCAATGTTCAAGGCTGAGAAATCCGCCCTGCTTTCCGCGCTCGCCTTTGCCGGCAGCATCGTCGAGAAGCGCAACACCATCCCGATCCTGTCGAACGTGCTGATCGATCGCGACGAGGATCGCTTGATTGCGCGCGTCACCAATCTCGACATCGAGGCCAAGACCTTCTTCAAGCCCGTCTCGATCGAGGCTGAATTCCAGCCCTTTACCGTCCCGGCCGGGCTGCTGTCCGATATCGTCCGCAAGCTGCCGGATGGCGCCGAGGTATCGATCGAGCGCGGCAAGGATGCCAAGCTCGCCAGCATCTTCCTGAAGTCCGGCCGCTCGAAATTCAGCCTGCAGGTTCTGCCTGCGACCGATTTTCCCGAGATGGCGGCGCTCGTCAATCCGGTCCGCGTCACCATCCCGGCAGACGAGCTGGCCCGCGCGATCGGCGATTGCAGCCATGCCATATCGACCGAGGAGACGCGCTATTATCTCGGCGGCATCTTCTTCCACCAGGTCGCAGGCAGCGAGGACGCGACCTTCGTCGCGACCGATGGTCACCGGCTGGTGAAGCGGCTGACGCAGGCGGATATCTCGGGACCGTTCCCGGGCGTCATCATCCCCCGCGCCGCCGTGCGCGTGCTGCCGAAGATCCTTCCCGATTCGGGCGACATCGATCTGATGGTGACGGACGGTGCGATACGCTTCATCGGAGGCTCGGCCATCCTCACCACCAAGCTGATCGACGGCACCTTCCCGGATTACCAGCGCGTCATCCCCTCCGGTTGCCACATGGTCTGCACCCTGCAGTCGAAGCCGTTCGGCGAAGCCATCGACCGCGTCGCGACCGTCTCCGGCGAACGCGGCCGGGCCGTCGAATTCACCTTCGCCGACCAGCAGCTGCGCCTGCGGGTCTCTAACCCCGACGCCGGCGACGCCGAGGACGAGCTCGCCTTCGAAGGCGAGGCCGACCTGACGATCGGCTTCAACGCCCGCTATGTCGGCGACGCGCTCGCGCATCTCACCGGCGACAGGATCACCCTGTCGCTCACCGAAGCCGGCGCCCCCGCCGTCCTGCGATCCGCCGCCGCCAACCCCGAAAACCTCATCGTGCTGATGCCGATGCGTGTGTGAGGAGGCTTTGATGAAATCTGACCTGGTCGATATCGCCGCCTGCCGGCACGCTGAAACAGAAAGCGCAATCAAGATTTCCGAAACCGGCGAAGCCTCAAAGGCAGTCTGGATACCGAAATCGCAATGCCAGATCGAAAATGACGGCCATGCGAACTTTGTCACGGTCACGATGCCGGAATGGCTCGCGATCGAGAAAGGCCTCTTGTGATGAAGGAGGTCGTAAACCATCCCGCCCACTATGGCGGCGAGGATAATCCCTACGAAGTCATCAAGGTCCTCGAGAACTGGCTCACCCGTGAGGAGTTCATCGGCGCCCTCAAGTTCAACATCATCAAGTATCAGGCACGCGCCCGGCTGAAAGCCGGCTCACAGGTCGTCCAGCCTAAGGACCCGGCGACGATGACGATGGCGGAGATCCTCCAGAACCTCGATCGCCTCGCCACATCGGCCTGGAGGATCGCCCATGGCTGAGATGACCGCGGTCGAATGGGCTGATAGCACCTTCAATCCATGGACCGGCTGCACCAAGATCAGCCCGGCCTGCGACAACTGCTATGCCGAAGCCTGGGCAAAGCGCTCCGGCATGGTCGAATGGGGGAACCATCCGCGTCGTCGTACAGCACCCGCAAACTGGCGCGAGCCGCTGAAATGGCAGCGCGACGCCGCCGAATTTGGCATGCAGCACGGACGGCGCCGGCGCGTGTTCTGCGCCTCACTCGCCGATGTCTTCGACAACCAGGTCGACCAGCAGTGGCGCAAGGATCCTTTCGACCTCATCCGCCTGACACCGGATCTCGATTGGCAACTTCTGACGAAACGGCCGCAGAATATCGTGAAGCTTTCGAAAGCCGCCGGCGGCCTTCCGGCCAATGTCGCTCTTGGGACGACGATGGAGGACCAGCCGCGGGCCGACAGCAATTTACCGCATTTGCTCATCGCGGCCGCAGAGACGAAGCCTATGTACACCTTCGGCTCGTTCGAACCGATGCTCGGCCTGACCGACGTCCGCTGGGCTCTGTCACTGAATAAGCTCGATATTGCTGCCGGTATCATGCGGCGCGGCCACTTCTCGCCCGGCCTTGAGACCATAAGTGGCCTGGAATGGGTCATAGCCGGCGGAGAAAGCGGCTGGAACGCCCGACCGGTCCATCCGGACTGGATACGATCCCTTCGCGATCAGTGCGCCTCTGCGGCCGTTCCATTCATGTTCAAGCAATGGGGCCTCTGGAAGCCCGTGCTCGACCGCGCCGTCGACGATCCGGACTGGCGCGCCGATTACAGCAGAAAATATCCCGACCGCGACAATCACCGCTGGGTCAACCTCGAAGGCGGGCGCGGCTTCCACGGCGAGCGCTTCCACGTCATGCGGCGGATGAACAAGAACCTCGCAGGCAACGAGCTCGACGGCCGCCAGCATCTCGAATTTCCGATCGGCAACTATCATCAACCCATCTTCAGCCAAGCGACGCTCGCTCTATGAAATTGAACGTATTCGTCAGCAAGATCGCCTCCCAGCGCCGCTGCCCTGTCTGCGGCGAAGGTCTGGCATTTTCGCAGGAAACACCTCCTGAAGCCGCCTTCCCCCTCGCTGACCTGGGGTTCGTCTGTGGCGCGCGTTTCTGGGCGGACAGCCGCACCATCATCGCCGCCGCTCCATGCCGCTCAGGCTCGCTCCTGGCGGCCAAACTGATGTGCATAGAAGCGGAGGGAAAGGCCTCCATAACGGCAGCCGAAAAGAATGTCCGGAGAACGCCATGACCGCTACGACTGAAAGCTACTTCTCCACACCATTCCTGCTGTTCGCCCAATACGGGGGGAAAGCGATCATCCCCGTTGAAGACGTGTGTCGAGACTATTTCAATCATCTGACGCCGGAGAAGTTCTTGCGCAAGGTCAATACGGGCGAAATAGCCATTCCCGTTGTCCGCGCGGAGACGTCGCAGAAATGCCAAAAAGGAATATATTTACAGGACCTTGCGAATTATCTCGATGAACGACGTCAGGCTGCACTTAAGGAGTTTCAGCAGCTCCACCGATGAAAATTTTTGTGGCTAATGCGCTAGTTGTGATGACTCTGTCGAGAAAAACTGCTGTTGGTTGTACAAATACAATCAGGGCCACCAATCATGCCGATCGTTATCGATCCAGCAATTCGCATTCTCCCCGACAACCACAAAATATTCATTTTGCACCCGGGTAGCAGCAAGCGCTTTTATAACGATTTCCAAGAAACGGAATCTGTGTTTCTAGACATCCCTGGGATCACCCTTCCTGCGCGGCCAGAGAAAGACACTCCTGAGCTGAGAAATCTGCTTCGGATGGCCAAGCGAATTAGCAGTTGGCGAAGAAATGGCTCCAAAAAAGAAGACACCCCGAGCCGCGATCCTTCAACTTATAAGGTCGCCAACCCTGCGGAGAACGCACCTAAAATCGTTCATGCAGTGATAGACTTGTATTCGGAGGCCAAGGCAGGCGATCTTATTCTAGTACCTGGTCCGGGCTACAACTCCACTGTGTATATCGGGGAGTTTAAGGGTGAGTTCAATCCGGGAACGAAAGCGAGTTCTGTCCGCTACCCTCAGGAAAAGATACCAGCCCGCAGCGTGACTTGGTTGCCGACCGCGCTTGCCAAACGTCAGTTCAATTCACGGATCATCAGACTTCTTCAAAATCGGCAGGCCATCATTCAGGTAAGCCAAGAGGCCGACCGCCGAGAAATTTACAACATCGCCTATGGCGACTATGTCTGGAAAGAATCATCCGGCAATTTGATCAGGGTTACCGAAGATGAGATTGACCTTAATGACCTTAACAAGGCTGTCGATCTCACAAATTACTTTGCAGCTCAGTATTTAGCCCTTCGAGCGGGCGAGCTGGATAAATTCCTTGGGCTCGAATTCAGCGAGGCGATCGACAGGTACTACGACAAATCATATTTTGGTGGCGTTAGCGTCGAGGTCCATTCGCCGGGTTTTTTCTCCCGAAAAATGAAAGACGCAATGCTAGCTGGCTATGTTTCAGCCATGTTGGCTTTGTCTGGCGCGGGGGTAACGGCAGTCGAGGCAAAAGATCTCAAAGTTCTGAACTCGGCGAACGCACAGGTTTCAATCTGTGACCAGCAACTGCAGGCCGACATTCGAGAAGCAATGGAAATGTACGCGAACATCCATCTGTGGGAGAAAGATATTTGCCCTCGACGTGAAGCCACGAAGAAGACGGTCGGCCTTAAGACAGACGTAACGGTACGAAAAGAAAAATAGCCCTTCGTATTAACGACAGCTTGACACACGTTATATGATATAGTGAAGCAGCGTCCGTTCGCGCCGAGGTATCTTGCCGATGTGGCCTAAAATTCTAGAGTTCTTTCGCACCCACGTGTTGATGACCGCACTAGCCGCTGCAAGCGCAGGCCTGTCGATCGGCGGCGGGGTTGTTGCGACTGTCTACGAGTCGAGGGTAAACCGACTCGAGGACATGAAAGTCGCAGAATTCAATGAGGTGATTATTGAGAACAAGAAATTTCTAGAGAACCTGAATGCGTTCACCCAAGACGTCGATAAGAAGGGTAAAATAGATCAGGCGAAACGCAACGAGCTTTCGGCGACCCTCACGCGGCTTTACACCAACCTTGGTACCTTTTCGGTCAATGTGTCCGGCGATGAAATTGCGTCTGTTCGAGAGTTGCAGACCTCTGTTAACGAGGTGAAAAAGCAGCTCCAGTTGATGACAGAGAAGCAAGATCTGGACCCATTAGGGGTTGCTTTAGTTGATTACTTTATAAAAATGAAGGCTGCCAAGCCCGTTATCGAGGCGGCAGTAGGAAAGACTGGCCAAAATCACAGTTCGGACGACTCATGAATTTTAGCGCTTGAGAGGTGACCATCTCCAACCTGCATACTTGTCACCAACTTGCCGAATGTGAGTGTAGCGTTTGAGGCTCGCCCACGACCGATGCGCCGACACAGTGGCGACCCGAGGAATATCCCACCCCATCTCGAAGAGCCTTGAAATCCCCTCATGCCTCAGATCATGAAAATGCAGGTCCTCGATTCCTAGCAGCTTGCAAGCATCGGTGAAATTTCTCGAGATCGTGCCGGCATTATAGGGGAAGATCTCGTCTGCCGTGCGCGGCATCGTCTCGATGACAGCCTTAGCTTCCGGCAGGAGCGCGCACCACACGTCGTTGCCGATCTTCTTGCCTGGGTGCTTCATGTTGCGGACGAGGTACCGATCGTGGTCTGGCTCGTAGCCATCCCAGCGGATGGTGGTGATCTCTTCCTGCCGACGCGTGGAGAACATCGCATACAGGATGATCTTGTCCATGGGCGACGATTGCGGCGTGCGGATATTCCGATCGGAGAAAAACTCCAGCAGCTTTTCCAGTTCGGCAATCGTTGGACGCCGGTCGCGCTCCTGGCTTCGGCTGATGATGCCGAGCCGGCTGGTGACAGCAAAGGCGTCATCGAAAGCTTGCAGGTCGAGCGGGTATCCCCACATCGGCCGAGCTATCGAAAACACCGAACCAAGGTGCGACATGTAATTGCCGACCGTCTGCGGCTGGCGGATCTTCACCTTCTCCTGCTCGAGGTCAGGCTCGAAGACATCCTCCTCCCCCTCGGGCAGCCAACCATTCTTCATATCCGTGGCGAAGCCGCTGATATCCGGGCTGGCGATCACGCTGCAGCGCTTCGCGGCGAGCGGGTGCTTCTTGATCAGCCGCAGGCATTGCGCCTTGGTCTTTCCCATCGCCTTGATTGAAGTGTCGATGTAATCGTCGATGACATCGGCAAGGATAGGATCGGCCGCTTTCAGCCTCTCCAGAGCGCCCGGCTGGGCGAGTTCTGTCTCCCGCTTTTTCAGCCAGGCTTTCGCGGCCGCCTTGCGTTCAAAGGTCTGAGCCTCGGTGTGCAC